GCAAACCCTCCGTGGTTTGCCTACAGAATGATATTTATCTCGATTTTTTACAAGATCAATTGCGTAACAACCGCCTGCTACGCATTCCGAATGCGTAGCAAAACGCGAATGCGTAGCAAAGCCGGGATCATTTGGCTTTGCTACGCATTCCCCATTTTCGACCGAATTGCGTAGCAGGCCGGGTTAATGCGTAGCAGCCTTGAATGCCGCCATTTTAGCTCTATAATCGAGAATGGAACAGGGAGCGTCCTTTGACGAGCGCTAGGCCGTTTTACCGAACACCTTTCGCAAATCCGCGACAATCCCACTGATTACAATCGCCCCAACCTTGCGTGTTTAACGCTGCGCATCGGCTGCGCACTTCCCCCGCTTGGAGAAGCAATCGGGGCGCAACGGGTTATGCCTACCAGCTTCCCCGCGCGCCCCATGTCCCTGTGAGGACCGCTCCAATGGAGCACAATCAGACGCAGTGCGTCAAATCGCGCGATGCCAAGGGATGGGCAGAATCCGACATGCTTGTTGAGTTTGGCAGGCCCGATGTGGTGGCACGATTGCAGGACGAATGGCGTCGTTTGCCAGCGCCAAGACGACGTGGCCGCGAGGCATTCCTCGCGTTCCTGGAAGATGCAGGCGACCTCGACCAATGCGTGATTGACGCGATGGTTGATTGGCAAGAATGGCAATCCGTGGTATGATGCCGGTGGTAAAACGGCCTGGGCCGTCGCTTGACTCACCGTCGGCGACGGCCCATCGCTTTTCATGCCTTCATCGGCAACGCCGCCACCGTCTTGTCTTCCTGCCAGAACACCGGATCAATCCCCAACTCGTGCTGCTCCTGAATCAGCACGCACAAGTTGTGCGCCAGCAGCTTGCTCAGGACCTCGTTTTTCATGGCCGTGTCGCACTTCGACCGGCAGCTATCGCCGAACTTCCTCTTCAGCATCGAGAAGCAAGATTCGATGTTCGACCTTCGGTGGTAGTGCTGCATGAATTCTTCGCGGCGATACTGGAAGTAATGGAACATCTTCTCGAACAACCCGCCGATGCCGCCTGTCGTGTTCGTCTTCGGCGCGATGAACGGCACGCCGCCAAGCCCGAAAATAGCATCAACGTTTTCGCCGGACAGGTAGGCTTTATCTGCGCTCATTTCGCCGATCCTGAATCCCTGCGCCGTCGCCTTGCTCAACCCGGAGAATTGCGGGCAGTCTGCCGAGTTCTTTTCCAGCACAACCGCAGCCGTGACGATTTGCGTCTTCGTGCCGCACGCGACGTGCGCCTTGACCCATGTGTGTTCGGCGCGATGCACTTTCTCGCCGCCGTGTTTTTCCTCAAACCACCTGTCGAACCGGCACCCGGAAAACCCGCTGCTGTCGATTGCGAATTGCGACTCGACGGCTCGGAGCGGCAGCGCGCTCTGCGCGATGAGCGCTTGCAGGATCGGCGTGAACGCCGGGTTCTCGTGGAACTGGCAGACCTTCATGCCCGGAATCAGGCGCGACGTGAATCCCTTCTCGTGGGCTTCCGCGAAGTCCGTTGACGAGCGCCGCGTGCTGAATCCGCAGTAGACCTTGAACGTCATCGCGAAGATCGAGTCCCGGTACGTGTGCGGTTTCGGGCCGCGCTTGCCAGCGCTGGCCGGCGGCTCCTGGACGCCCTTGCAGAGTTCGTGCAGGAGAACCTGGAAGCGGCTCTTCTCGACGCGCTGGGCCTCGTTGTACGCTTCCCAGTTCTGAGTGTACTTGCGCTCTTCGGTGAACGTGATGGACTGGGTTTCCGTGATCGTCTTGCCGTCGGCGCTCACTTCGCGCTTGATCGTGATCTCGACCGCGTAGAGGTGTTTGCACTTGTAGCCCGCTTCCTGATGATCGGGACAGGTGCATTTGCCCGCGACCGGATCGACGGTGTAGACCTTGGCGCACGTCTGCGATGGGACAAGCCAGCCCTCTTTGGTTCGATTCAGCTTGACCATTGCCGCGATGATGATTCCCCGTTGCTCCCTGGCGTCCATCTTTATCTCCCTGCTGGCCCCCATTGTTGTATACCATTAGTATAGACGATGGCATTGACTTGTCAATACTCGTGGTGTATATTTCTAGTAGATATTTTGGATTTCTTTTTTTGGAGGAGCATATCATGGCGGCGAAAGTGAAAGCTGCGGAGAAGGTCATCGGCATGGTGCCGCTGGTTGGGTGCCGGTGCCGGTGCGGTCACGAGTGGCTGCCGCGCGACGACGAGAAGCCGCGCGTGTGTCCGAAGTGCAAGAGCGCGAACTGGGACAGGCCGAAGAAGTTTGAGCGGAATCCGGATGGGACGAAGAAGTAGCGATATTTGGAGATGTGCATGTCCGCAAGACTGTCAGGGATCGTGCTAAAAATCGAACGGGCCAAACAACACATCGCGGACCTCGAAGGGCGAATCGAGTCCTTTCGCAAATCCGACTCGTATCGTATCGTGCGCGATCAACACGCGCAGACGGATGTCTTTCGGTTCAAGATTCGCGAGCAAATCTCCGCCATGGTTGCTGTGATCATCGGAGAGGCGATTCACCACTTGAGGAGCGCCCTCGATCACCTCATCTACCAGTTGGTCGACGCCAACGGCAATTTGGTTGGAGACGGGGGCCGCCTCTATTTCCCTTGTTTCGAGACTGCGCCCAAAAAGGAAGCCGAATTCTCTGGAAAAATAAAGGGAGTCGCGCCGCGCGCGGAACACATGATCCGCGCGCTCCAGCCGTACGTGAGTGGGGACAAAACGCTCGCGTTTCTCTGCAAGCTCGACAACATCAACAAGCACCGCCTCTTGTTTGTCACCGTATTCGGGTTCAGAAATCTCAAACTTCGTGCCAGTGGCCGCGCGCCCCGAGTCTCCTTCAAGGTTGGTAAGGTCGCCTATGTTTGGTACGGCAGACCTACTGACACGCCGCCCGCGAAAGTCAACAGCCGCTTCAGCGAACTTCAGGACGGCGACGAAATTCTTGAAATCGAGTGGTTCGACGGTCGTCCGAGTGCCGATTTTTACGAGAACCTCAATTTCACATTTGACGTAGCGTTCGTGCAGCCTCAAATTGTCAATGGTAAGGCGGTTCTTCCATTTCTCCAAGAACTCGTGAAGTTTGTGGAGGGCGTCGTGCTGATCTTCAAGTCGTTTCTTTGATTCGACCATCGGCTGATGATAAACTAAATACCTTGCCCGTCAAAGGCGGCGTCCTCAATTACGTAGCACCCCTACCCAATTGCGTCGCAAGTTGGAATTGCGTAGCAAAGCCGGATCATTTCGCGGATGTTGGCGAGTTGGACAATTCCAATACGCAGGCCGTATTGCTTCTGCAACGACTTAGAGCGGTGGCCGACCTTGTCAAGCCACGTTGACCGCTGTGCGACACTCGCACAGCCAAGGAGTCGAATCCATCAGTTTTGCCAGGATCGTGGCGTTGGATTTCGCCGACGCGGTGTCCGGCGGCACCATCAAACGCTGGCCGCTCGAGCTAGTCACTTCTTCGGCTTCCGGTCGCGCGGCCGTGGTTGCGTCTTTTCCTTGGCGGGCTTATACTGCAATGCGCGCTCCACGGCTTGCTCAAACGTGAGCGGGTAGAGCGAGTGGAGTTTTTCGTGTGGGCCGGGTTTGTGCTGCTCTGGTTCGTCGGCCGATGGCCTGCGTGGTGGCTCTTGAGACATAAGGTGTCCTCATGATTGAAAGTGAAGATCGATCAATTGCACCGGCGCAAGCGCTGCCGATTCTTGAAATTCTCTGTGACGAATGTAACGGCGACGGTGATCCGTATCAGCCCAACGGCGAATGGCACTATTGCGACAAATGCAACGGTGCTGGCTATGTCTTAACGAAGGATGGAGAGGCGATTTTGGCCATGATTCAGCGTCGCATAAAACACACTCCTGGGATCGTAAGCTGGCGATGACCTACGGCACACTGATCCAAGCGTCAACGGATTTGATCAACTCGACGCAGCAATGGTAATCCGTGGTATGATGTTCGCGGTTGAACTGCCTGGGTCGTCGCTTGACTCGCCGTCGGCGACGGCCCAACGCTTTTCACGATGCGGCCGGGAGCAATCGCCATAAATCCTCGGATTGGGGATTGATTTCTGGCCCGGAGTGCCCCACAATTGGGTAGGTATACACAGCGTTCTTTGGCTGTGCCGCCGAACCGACCTTAGAACCGGGGATGGCGGCAGAGCCGTTCTAAGAAAGGGCGTCATGTCGGTATGTCTTCGTCTCTACGAAAGCTACTTTTGATGGGCGGAGGAGCGGCGGTAACGCTCGCCATGTGCGCGTGCCCACTGGCTTGCTTCGGCGGGTATATGTGGAACACGGGCCGCACCGATCCCGTCGCAGCAGTTCAGCATCTCGCGGTCGGCAATAACAACAAGAGCTTCGATGATCTTGTGCGTCATTTTGACGCGAACGGAATCAAGGTGAAGGAATTCGAGTTCCAGCCGTTGAATCTTGGCCTCGGCGCGACGCGGTCTTTTCGGACCGAGCCGAAGGGGTCAATCATGGTCACGAAACTCGACGCCAGTGACCGTGTCGAGGCTGCGGAGCTTCGAACTCTAAGCAGCCAGGGGTTCAAGGACCACGGCTTATTGAGGGTTCGCGTGCAAGTAAACGGCTCTTTTGTGTTGACTGTGCTTCCATCAGATCATCCGAAGCGGAAAGAAATTGAACGGGTGTTTGGGAGTTTTTAACTGGAGTTACGTCATGCGAAAAATCGCGTTCGTTTTCATGTCCTGCCTTTTCTTCTCCATTGCCGCCATCGGCCAACCGCCAACCACGACGGGCGTTATCCACAAGTGCATGGTCTGGGATGGCGGGCAAGTCGGTCAGCAATTGACCTTCTACGTCGGTGCCGGCAATCTCACGCCGCCGCCAGCCGTTCCGAAGGGCGCTGGCACTATTTTCGACTACACCGATTTTCACCGCGACGCAGCGAACGTGTGGCACTTCCGTTTCTTCATGCACACGAACACATTTGATCCGCAGCGTCCTATCGAGAATCCGGTCGGCAATGCTCATTACACAGCACCGCAAGGCACTTGGAATTTCATGACTCCATTCGTGATGAAGTTGCAGCCGGGCGCGAATATTTCTCATTGGCCGGACACGATCACGGTTGAGAAGCAATAGCCTCATGGGATCGGTGTCCCCAAAAGCCCCGCGACCGCCGCGCGGATTCGTTCATTGAATTGCTGTTGCGTCTCCGGCGGGTCGCCGTCCCAATCGCCGTCGTCCTCGGTGTAATAGGCGAACATCGACATTCCTTGTAAGTAATCAACGATCTGAATAACTGCCCCTGCGGGGATGTCAGCGCCAGCCGTGCCACGCTGCACCGAGTCTATGATTATGTCCACGTGAGTGCCATCAACGATGGTCGCGACGGTCCCGTACATGTGGATCAATTCTTCCGCGAAGCTCTCGTAAGTAATTATCACTATGTCATCAGTGGTGAAATCTGATGTGTCGTCTACCTCAAACTGTTCGGTAAACGGAACAGCAACCGGGACGCCGGTGGCATCGGTTGTTGTTGCGCCGCCAGCGCCGCTCGGAGCCACGAAAACAAAATCGACAGGGCGCAACGAGCCAAGACGGTCTGGTTGAGTGATGCTAACGATACAGTCGGCCTGCGTGGTTTTTCTCGGCAGTTGTGTGGAGAGGCACAAATCCACAGTCCCGCCTAATCCGCCCCAGACGACGGCTCGCAGCCCGCCGAATGGCGCGTACGAAGCCACAAAGCACTCTTGAATGCCCGCGTGCCAATTTGAGACGACATCATCAACGCCGCGGCCCGTGACAACCCATGCGCCGTTACCGCCAGTATCATCCGGGACAACACTATCGCCGTGCGTCGTGACCTTCCAGCCGACGCCTACTTGGTAGCCGGTCGTGAGAATGCCGGGCGTGGTCTCGCTCCATTCAATCACCGTCGCCGGAAACCCCAACCTCACCAGATCCTGCACCGTCCCCCCGTCCGCGTAGTCATCCTTCAAGCTCGGCGGCGGCGGCTGCCGCAGCACGTCCGTGAAGATCCCGTTGCTCGAATCCGCCGACCACCAGACGTAGTCCACCGTCGATCCCGGCACGAGGTCGAGCAATCCCGCATAGCGCCGCACGTAGCGGCCGCCCCCCTCTTCCCTGAGCATCCGGTAGTAGTCGTCGGCCCGTTCCTGCGCCCGGTCGTTGAGCGCCGAAGAGTTCGTCAGCGTCTCCGTGTCGTCGTAGATGGCGGGCATGTCGTCCCAGAGCGGGTGGTAGATGCCGCTCTCCGCGCCGGCCCCGGCGTCCGGACCGACCTTGTCCACCGTGTAGGGCGCCAAGTTCTCCAGCCACGGCGGTATGGCGGTCGGTTCCTCGTGCTGCTTGTGGAAGTGCACGCGCACGCCGTAGGGCACCTTGCCCCGCACGATCGTCTGGTAGTCGCAGTCGTGGACCTTGCGGTTCTCCGCGTCGGCCGCGTCGAGCGCCGCGTCGAGCGTCGCGTCTTCGTCCCCGACCTGCACGATCGTGAATTGGCTCCCCGCGTCCTGGGAGAGGTCCGGCTTGACCGTGCAGCCGATCCGGCGCAGCACCTCGCAGAGCGCCTTCCAGGCCGACTTGCCCTGGAATATCCACCCCGTCGGGTAGCCGTCCGGCTCGATGGGCAACTCATCGTAGGTTCCGATCTGGGTGCTCATGTGGCCCCAGATGCTGCCGACCATCTCGTCCCAGGTCCAGCGGGAATACCAGGTGCCGCCGGTCGTGTAGGAACCGCTGCCCACGGACGTGTCGAGCGAGAACGTGTCGTCGTTGACGACCGTGATTTCCCACGTCCCGTTGGCCGCGGTGTTGCCCTCGACGCCCTCGACGATGACCGTGTCCCCCGTGGACAGCCGGTGCCCGTTCGACGTGACGACGATCGGCGTGGCGTTCGTCGCGCCGGTGATGGCCGCCGAGCGCATCGACGACGTGAGGAAGTCGGTCGGGGCGCTCCCCGCAACGTTGGAGCTGACGTTGTAGAGCTTGTTGATCGGCACCGAGAAGTGCGGGTTGTGCACCCGCCATCTCGAATCGGCCAACTCGACGAGATAAGCCGCGTCCGGGTCGCTGGCCGTGTTGGACGGCGTGAGGCAGAGCGGCTCCTTGCAAATCACCAGCGCCTTGAACTCCCGGGTCTCGACAACGTGCGTCTTCTCGTCGGTGTAAGTGAACGTCAGCTTCTGGAGCGCGTTCAGATTGAGCGAGTCCAAATCTTCCCGCCGGCACAACACCCATGCGCGCGCCGGCTCTTCTCCACTGGGAACCCGGATGCTGTTGGCGTTGTAGAATTCCGCCGGGATCGGCTTTTCGAGCCGCACCAGGTTGTCGAGTTCCGTCTTGGCGTGGTACAGCGGGATCGTCGTCGCCCCGTCGTGGAGATTTGCCGTGAACATGGCCCCTCGCTCTTCCCGATGCGTCGCCGTACTGGTTAGCGTCGCCCGTCATGCCTCAACACGGACCTCCCCTGCCCCAGTCCCGCTCCGCCCTCCTGGGCGCTACTCCCCGCGCCAAGTCGAATCCCGCGCAGATCAAGAACTACGACAACCGCGACGACCGCTACGAGATCGTCCGCCTCCTGAAACACCTCTCGCCCGCCAAGCGCCTCGAATTCTTCGCCTGGTGCTGCTCCGTCGCCGTCATGCCCGGAACCGTCAACGCTCACCCGCGCGTCGCTTCGTTCACCGTCCAGCTCGCCGACAAGGCCCGCTCCTGCGACGAGGCCGACGAGATGCTCAATGCCGACATCGTCGGTTCACTGGCCCACATGTGGATCGACTTCTCCCTCGACGCCAAGGCCTGCCTCGAAAAACTCGTCCTCATGGCCCGCGGTAAGTCGTAGGGTCTGGCAAGTTCACCACCGCGATGTCGCAGTAGTTCTGCACCGCCTCGCGCATGTTCGCGTGGTCCAGCTCCCGGTTGATCTGGAACAACAGTTGCTCGTGCGCCACGGCGGCCGGGTCTTTCAAATTCACTCGCTTGCCGAAAATCTCGCGCAGGTGGTCTTGCATGGTCAGCCTTTCTCCTCGGTCGGTTCTTCCGGCTCGCCCCTGGAGGCGGCGCGCGTGCCGGCCTGAGTCAGTTGGTAAACCCCGTTCGCGAACTCGAACCACTTGTGCCGCATGAGCACGTCGACCTCGCGGTCCGCCATGCGCGTGGCCGAGGCGATGTCCGGCAGCTGCTTGGCCCCGCCCGTCAAGAACGCCGCGATCTTCCTGCGGCGCGCGTGCCGCCCGACTCGTCCCGACTCGCAGAGCTTGCAGACGCTGGAGTGCCCGTCGCGCGAGTCAAAATCGGTCGTGAAGCAGTCGAGCGGTTTCGCGACGCCGGCGGTGGGGCAGTCCTCGCGGATGCAGATCTTTTTCCGGGGGTTGCCCGTCAGCAATTCGACGCACCCTTCCAGCGTGGGCGAGGTGCTCGGCCGCCTCCCGGTGCAGCCGCCCGAGTAGTCGCCGTCCACCTTGCCGAGGATGACGACGCGCCCTTCCGAGAGGATGTGTTCGAGCATCTTGACGATGTTCAGGTGGGACTGCAGGACGTGGTTCTGCACGCGTGTCGCTCCGGACTGGGGGCCGGCTTCCAGTCCGGGGGGCTCTGAGAGAAGATGGAAACTAACGGAAGAGGGGGCGGGGTGTCAAAAAAGGGCTGGGATCAAACCTCGACGGGCACGGCGCATTGCCGTTCCTGCCGCGCGTCCTGCCGGCTCCAATACTCCGCCAGCGCGACTTGCTCGCACCGATTCTGAAACTGCGCCCCGGTGTCGCCGTCTCCCTCGTCGACGATGGTCGGGATGTGTTCCGGGCAGTCCGCCAAGATGCGGTCCGCGATGCGCTGGCGACACGCTTCGTCCAGCGGCCCCAGTTCGAGCGTGTAGTCGATCCGGCCCGGCCGCGTGCTCGTCTCGCCCCTGGACCGATCGGGCTTGCCCAATGCTTCATCCAGCACTTCCGGGTGGTTGGTCGTGATGATCACGAGCACGCCGTTGGCTTCCTTGACCCCGGACAGGCAGTTAAGGAAACAGTCGAACGTCAAGCCGCCCTCGCCGTCGCCGAGCCGGTTCGCGCGGCCGTTGAACACGGCGTCGATGTCCTCGATGAGCATGATGCAGGGCGTGTTCGACAAGACGCGCGTCCATTCCGTCGAGAAATCCTCGTTGCCGAACGTGGAGAGGTCGAAGATGTTGATCGGCAGGTCGAAGTGCTGGCCGAGCGCCCGCGCCACGCTGGACTTGCCCGTGCCAGGAACGCCGTAGAACAACAGGCCCATGCGCCAGGGAATGCGCTTGTCCTTGTACCACTCTTCCGACTTGACCCAGCGGCGGACCTTCTCCACGACGTCGAGGGCGTTCTCGGGCAAGGCGAGGATCGAGAACGGGTCCACGTCGCCGGGGCTGGTGCCGAGCTGGTCCAAACGCCACTTGAGGTAGCGGCGGTTCGGCGGGATCTCTTCCCTGTTGAGCGAAGTAACGGCTTTCGGTTCGTCCCGTTCGTTGCCTCGCATCCTCTTCGCGAGACCAGGTCCGTGACCGAACAGCCGGTTGATCGTGAAGCGCCCGCGTCCCTTGTTGTCGCCGGTGTGCTGCCGAGCGTTCCACCGGTCGATCGCCTCGACGACGAGCGCATCGGCGTCGAACATGCCGCGCAGGAAAATGGCGGTGAGCGCGGCGCATGGGTTCATGCCGCCATTATTGCCGGGCGGGTAATCCATGAACAGGACGAGCGGACACCAGCCGTGCCAGAAAATGAGGAAGTCCCGGCCCGCCTCTTCGTAGCCCACCACCTGGTTGCGCCCCGTCGGCTGCACGAACGCGATGAAGGCGTCGTATTGCTTCTCGCCGAGCGGGGAGTGCTTGAAGTTCGACCAGCAATAGTATGCGACCGCGCTGCCCGCCTGGTCCTGCAACCGGATGCGCACGATCAAGAGGTTGACCAACCTCCAGAAACCGATCTTGATGTAGCCCCAGAGCGAGGCGAGGATGCCGATGACCGTGCCGCCGAAAAAGAAGGTGCTGAAGTCCATGCGGAGAACGTAACGAATCGCAACGGGCCTGTCAAAACTCACGCCGCCATCGCCCACGGCGACTGCCACGACCCGAACGCCTCCCGCTCCTTCAGGGGCACGTCCGAGAGGTCCGGGAACGGCACGAACAGCTCCTCGTCGGGCGGCCGCACACCCGTCTCGTGCCACTTCTTGGCTACGGCGACGCCCTTCTCGGCGGCGCGCTTCGTTGTGAGGAAAATTGCGCCGCATCGACAGCCCGCATGCGACGGTGCAGCAACTCGCCGCCACATCTCGTCCTCAACAAAGTAGATGCTCGTTCGTTGTCCGCGCATATTTTCAAGGCCGCTGCGCGACAACACGCGGCAAAGGTCCGTGAGTCGGCTATCGTCAATCTCCGTTCTCCAGGCCCACATCGCAATCGAACGGATTAACGGCTGCTCGACCACGGCCCGTTGGCCCCGCGCGTAGGCGTTCATCACGTGGTTGCGGAACAGCATCTCCTGCCGCGTCGGCGAGAGCCTGCTCTTGTCGAACGCCTCCTTCGCCTTCGCCCTGAACATTCCGAGCGTGTCCCCGTCCACCACGGCGTCGATGAGCGCATCGCGCATCTTCTCCAGCGCGTCGAGCGACCCGACCCGCGCCAGCGTCAGCCCTTCCAGCCGCGCCTGTCCGGCCTGCGTCTCGAAGTACTCCGGCGTGAGGATTCCCCGCCTCGCGAGGTCCGTGGCGGCTTCCTGGATGATCGGGAACTTCAAGATCGGCTCCGCGTCCCCCTCGCCGTAGCCGAGTTTCGACCAGTCGGGCGGCGGCGGTTTCAACCCGAATATGCTCTCCATCGATCGGTCGAGGGGCGATTCGGCGAGTTCCGGGATCTTCCTGACGACCCCGTGTCCCCCTTCCAGGAACCCGGCTATCTGGGAATCGCTGATGACCCTCGCGAGGACCGGCTCGTACTTGCGCAGGATCGCCTTGAACGAGTCGAGGAACTCCGAGAGCAGCCGGGCGGGGACGAGTTTCGAGCGCACCAGGCGGCGCATCAGGGCGACGGCCTCGCGCCTCACTTCGGACGACACCGCGAGGCCCGCCGCTTCGGCCCTGCGGATGACTCGCGCGGCCAGTTCGTCGGCGGCCTGTTTGTGCTCGGAGACGGTTTCGATCTGTTCGGTGAAGGTGTCTGGCATGACGGGCGAGAGTAACGGCTACTACGCCGCCTGCTGCGGCGCGGCTCCGCAGTGGGGGCACTTCTCCGGCACCGGCCCGTCTTCCAAAGCGAGGATGTAGTTGCAGTCTCCGCAATAGATCGACCCGAACGCCTTCACCGCGGGCTCGTGCTTCGCCTTGATCGCGATGCCGTTCAGGCCGATCACTTCGCAGTCTTCGCGCTGGATGAACTGGTGCGAGTAGCCGGCCTTATCGAGCTTCTCCCGTAACTCGTCGTAGGTCGGCGCTGAGACGGGCAGGACGGCGTATGGTCTGGTCATTGCGAAACCAACTGGAAGAACTCGTCCACGCGCTGGAGAACGTGGTAGGTCAGCCACATGATCAGGACAAAGAGGAGGGCGAAGTATCCGGCGGTGCGCATCCGTGCTCCTTTGGTTCAATCGCCGGCTTCCAGCGGCAGCGCAGATGGGCGAATCAAAAAATCAATGGCGATATACCAGACGGCCAGGGCGGCGAAAAACCAGAAGCCGACGTAATCTTCGCTGACCAAATCTATGGCGGCCAACGTCGAACAACTTCCGGCCTGGAACCACATCAATGCGTCACGTTGCTGCTTCATCGTCTTCAAAACGTTTTCCGAACTAAGTCGGGGTGCGCCAGAAAATAGACGCAGTTCACTCCACAGAAAAAGAGCATTGCGCCGCCGTAAAACGTCCGTTGCGGCTCGCTCAATAAGCCGGAAATCCCCGCGCCCAACTGCAGCAAGGCAAGGCTCAGTGAATACCAACGGCTCTCGTAGATGCGGCTCATCTGTCAGGCCCCATTCTCCGCGGCCCCGCACGCGCAGCGCCAACCTTCAGCGAGCATGTCTGAAGCGGGACAGGTGCATTTGCGCGTCGGGTCGGTAATGGTGGCGACCGCCGCGTACTTGCGCAGACGCTGCATCGGCTGCTGCTGCTGCGCGGGCGGTTCCGTGATTCTCCCCTCGCCGCCGATGTCGTGCTCGTGGTCGACGTGTTCGTCGGGGTCGGTGAGGGCGCTCCCATATTTCCCATAGCCCAGAACTTCGTGCAGACTGAGCGTCGACTCGGGCGTCTCGGCGAACATCTCGTCCGCGAGGTGTTTGGGAGGTTGATTTGGCTGGTCCGGCACCGTCGCGGCGCGCACCGGGAACCGCGCCCTGTTGACGTTCATGGCGATTTCGTCCGCGAGCGCCACCGCGGCTTCGGCGCTCGCCGTTTCAATGGACTCGTAGACGCGCTCGCCGTTGTCCCACGCCAATGCGACTTCGACGAAGTTGTCCGTCGCGCAAACGCTCACGACGCGCGCGGTGTCGATGTAACAGCCGCGCTTGAGCCGAATCAGCACCGACGGCTGCACGTTCGGATCGACGATCTCCCAGAGCCGGTTGCCGTGCTCGTCCGTGTCGCTCGGCATGATCACTTCCCGGCCGTCGTTGTACGAATCGGCTATGTACTGCGCGAGTTCGATGTTGCTCCATTTCCAGCCGCCGTACGTCGTCTCGCCTTCGGGACAGCGGACGATCAAGCCGCGCCGCTCCGGTTGCGGCAATAGCATGACGTTGCCCGCGCGAACCGCCCGGGTTAATTCTCCGACGATCTTGTTCTTGGTTTCTTGCGCAAGCCGGATCGATCCCATACTCGACTCCCCTATCACAATTCTGCGATATCCATTCTACGCGGCCATCTCGCTCTTGCCGGCCCTGACGACCATCTTCCCCACCGGCAAGCGATCGGACAATCCGAGTCGCTTCTTGAAATCGGCCCGCGCCTCGCTCTTGGTCAAGGCCGAGCACGTCAGCCGATCGGGCAGGAGCACCCACTTGACCGGCGTGCGGCCCGGCGTCGCGGCGCGGGTTTTCTTGGGCGCGGCGCCCTTGCGGGGGCGGCCGATGGTGTGGCTCCACCACTGGGACAGGGTCATGCCGAACATATTCAAGAGTCTCCGAACGGCCAGCGCTTCGACCACGCCGCAGTGACGAGCCACGCCACGCAGATGACGGCGAGGCAGATGGATTCGATTGCTCTGTCGCTCATCAGTTATCCTGCGCGTGCTTGGTAGAGCGCCGCGTTCTTTTTCGGCGAGAGGTCCCACCCGATCCAAGCGCCGAGAACGTCCGAGTATTTCCAGTCGCCCGGCTCCAGTGCGGGCACGTCCCTGGGCAGTTGGTCGGTCAGCTTCGGCGCGTGGCCTTGGGGCTCGTCTGGGCGCCGCGCGTCGAAGGCCTTCTCCATGCCGCGCTGGATGGCGTACTTCATGCTCGACTGGAGGCGGGCCGCGCCTTCGACGTGTCGACGCCGAACGCCACGTGCATGAATCGACTCGCCGCCCTGTTGGCGGCCTCGTGCGACAGCCCCTCGTCCATGCAGCAGCAGGCGACGGACGAGTGCCACGACCACGCGTAGTCGCCTTGAACGACCGGGGAAGGCATCGCGTCCTTCAGGATGGCCAGCGCGTTTTCGGGAGTTTTTTGAGCGTCCAGAATCAGGGCAAACTCTTCCGCCAAATCCGGGTCCATCACCGTGCGGGACGTCTTTTCTTTGCACCACGCTTGCCCAGCTAACTCGCGAGAGTTCCGAGTGGCCGCGCGTTTGGCCGCCTGCCCCACCTGGTAGGGCATCCACATGCAGTAGTGCCCGCCTTCGGGGACCGTCGTGCCGTCCTGCACGAGCAAGATCGACGTCGGCGGGTCCCGCATCGGGTTCCCGCTGCCGTCGAAGATGACGAGGTTGACGCACGTGTCGGACCACACGCACGCGACCATCGCGGCCAGCGGCTGGTCTCCCCGCAAGTGGCACTTGCCACGCTGGAAAAACCACACGACGCGTCCGACGGTTGGCTTGATCATTCAGCGCTCCTCCAGTTGTTCGACTTCCAAGACCGGCGATTGTACCCGCTCTTTGATCCTCCGCGCCAGCTCTTCCCGGACCTCGTCGAAGAACTCCTGCCCCGCTTCTTTAGGAGGCAGTCCCCACAACAGGGATTCGAGTTCTTCGGTTGAGACGAGGGCAAAGCGCGCGTTCATGGCGGGGAACATTCGTACCAAATCAGGCGGGTCCGGACAAATCGGCGTAGTCCGACAGGGGGAACATCGCCCGCAAGTTGCGCAGGGCTTCGGCGCGGACGTCTTCGGAGACGTCGAGCGGATCGACGATGGAGGCTGCCTGGGACATGGAGACGCCGGGCTTCGGTTCGTCCTCTTCCTTCTTCGGTGCCAGCATCTCTTCCAGCCGCTTGACGCGTTCGGCCTTCTCCTTGAGTTCGGCGGCCTTGGGGAAGGCCTTGCCGATGTTCTGGCCGACCTTGACGAGGTCGTTCTTGGCCTGGTCGATTTTCTTGGCGGTCTCCTGCGCGTAGCTGCCCTGGATGCGCCGGGCGATCGACTCGATGCCCTGGACGGTGCCGCTGGTCGGGTAGACGTGCCCGTTGGGGGTCCGGATGAACACGGTGCCGCCGCCGACCGGGCCGGCGCGGAACACGTCCATGCCGCGGTAGGCGCCGATCGGCTGCTCCTCGCGCGAGGAGTAGTACGAGTACGGGCTGGCCTTCTTCTTCCGGTCGACCTCCGCCTCCGCCGCCTTGATCGACGACGCCAGCGCCTCTTCGGCGTCCTTCCGCTCGGCGTGCGCCGTGTCGCCGATCGCGAACTGGAAGTCCGGATTGGCGGCGAGGTGCTCGGCGTCCTTCGTCTTTTGGGCGTGCACTTCGGCGAGGTCGGCCAGTTGCTGCGTCGTGTCCGCGTGGGCCCGCTTGAGCTTGACCTGCTCCTTGTCGTGGCGGACCTGGGCGCGGCGCAGTTGTTTCAGTTCCTCGTCGAGGCTGACCTTCTCCATGACGCGCGGGTCGCCGCTGGCCGCGGCCATGAGTTGCTCCGGCGTGAGCTGCTCGGTGTCCACGTTCTCCACGGACCGCGCCGGGCTTCCCGACCTCATGATCTGGTTGATGAAGTTGGCCTTCGTGCCGACCGTCTGCCAGAACGTCTGGTCGAGGGAGCCTTCGGTCACGTACCGGTAGACGTCGATGTCCTTGTTCTGGTTGCCGTGGCGCCACCCGCGCGCGTCGCGCTGGGCGATGTCGGCCGGCACCCACGGGACGTCCAGGTGGTGCATCGCCTTGACGCGGTCCTGGATGTTGACGCCGGTGCCCATTTTTTGCGTGGAGCCGATGCCGACGAGCATGTCGCCGCGCCGGAGGGCCGCCTGGGCGTCTTCCTTCGCCTGGTCCTTGAGCTTGGAGAAATCGGCGATCTTCTCGCGCGGGATGCCGCCCTTGACCAGCTTGTCGATCACGTCGCCGTACCAGCGCAGGCCCACGGCGTCGTTCTCCAGGTCGGACGGTTCGTCGAGGTCCCGGTCGTCGTCGTCCCCGCCGCCGCTGTTCTCTCCCCCCTTCAGCTTCATCGGGTTGACGCCGACGTCGGAGAAGATGAGCTGCGCCTGGCCGGGGTTCTCCTTGGCGATCTTGACGATGTTCGCGACGGCCAGGTTGGTCTTGGATTGCGGGTCGTCGGGCGAGTGCGGATCGACGAGGCGTAAATCCAGTGCGCCCTTGCGGCCGTCGGTGCAGATGTTGAGCATGTTGTCGGCGCCGGGCGTGCCGGGCCGGACTTTCCGCGCCTGTTCCGCCCGGTCCTTGAGCGACTTCATGAAATTCGCTTGCCGGTCGGTCTGGGGCGCGGCGACGACGTGGTCGTGGCGGTTCGGCCGGACGACGGACGCCGGCGTGTCGCGCACGTCGATGACCTGCCGCGCGATCTGCATGAGTTCCGGGATGTTGACGAACTTGGAGAACCGCGTCGTCGGCTTGTACTCGCCGGCGACGGTGAACTCCATCTTGGTCTGCTCGTCGCCGAAGAGGTTGGCCCACGCGTCGAACTTGTCGATGTTGCGCTCCTTGAGCGCTTCCGGCTGCAGGTAGCGCTGCATCGTGTACAGCTCGGTCATCGTGTTGGAGATGGGCGTGCCCGTGGCGAAGACTACGCCGCGGCCGCCGTGCTGCTCCTGGAGCCAGCGCGTGCGCATGAGCATGGACGTGGCCCGCTGGCTGCGCCCGGTCGGGATGCCCTTCACGCGGTCCTTCTTCGTGTACACGGGCAGAGTCTTGAACTTGTGGGCCTCGTCCACGAATAGCTGGTCGATGCCCAGGTCCTCGAAGTAGACGGCGTCGTCCTTGCCCTCGGACGCCAGCGCTTCCTTGAGTTTGGCCTGCAGCTTCATCTCGGCTTTTTCCAGCGCCTTGACCGAGTGCTTGTTGCCGCCGCCCTTGCCGCGCCGCCGGCCGAAGTTCGTCGACGCCGCCTTCGCGTCTTCCTCTTCCAGCGCCGCCTTGGCGGCGCGGAGTTCGTCGAGTTCCTCGTTGATGTACTTGGCCTGCGTCTCGGGGCGCATCTGCAGCATGTTCATGTTGTCGTGCGTCATCACCACGATGTCGTAGTCGCCCGTGGCGATCTGGCTGATCGTCTTCTTGCGCTTGTCCGCGGTGAACATGTCGGCCGTGGAGAGGACGCGGGCGCCGGGGTACAGCTTCAAGACGTCCTGGGTGATGGCCTCGACGTTGGACTTGAGGCACGCGATGCACGGCTTCTTGGCGAGTCCCAGCCGGCGCAACTCCATCGCGGACGCGATCATCGTGGCGGTTTTGCCGGTGCCCATGTCGTGCGCCGCCAGGCCCTTGCCGGTGGTGACGACCTGCCACACGAAGTTGCTCTGGTAGTCGCGCATCTTGAACGCGGGGTTCATGCCGGGGAACTTCAGGTGCGCGCCGTCGTACTGCATTTGCCGGATGTTGTTGAAGTTGTCGTTGTAGTAGCGGTGCAGCCGCCCGCGCCGCGCGTCGTCCTCCCACACCCAGCCGTCGCCGTTCTCGCCGCAGAAGGCGTCCTTCAATTCCTGGACCTTGGCGCGGCACGCGTCCGTGGCCTCGACGTCGACGACTTCCTTTTCCTTGCCGTCCGGTCCCTCGACGCTCGTCTTGATCGTCATCGACCGGCCCGACAGGGCCGCCTTGAGTACGTCGAGGAAGCCCGCGACGTGCCGCTTCTGCCCGTTGGACGCCTCGACCTCGACGCCCCACACGGAGTTGGCCGCCGCGCTCTCCCCCACGCCGCGCTTGCCCTTGTTCGTGTAGTAGACGTTCCAGTCGCCGGTCTGCGGCACGTACTTGATGTCGAAGTCGTCGCGGTTGCCGGAAAGGAGGTGCGCGGCGAAGTCGGTGATGTCGGTCGCCGGGATCCAGTTGGCGCCGAGCCGCGCGGAGATGTCGGTGTGGTCCACGTCTTCCGGCTGGACCTTCTCGAGCGCCTCGACGTTGGCCTGGTATTTCGGGTCGCTGGCCGCGGCGGCGCGAGCGATCGCCAGCTTGCGCCGGACGTTGCCGGACAGGTAGTGCGCCGCGGACTGGAACCCCTCGGACGGGTCCTCGAACGCGATGCCCTCCTGCACCATGCCGCGCTTGACGGCCTCGCCGTCCTGGCCGACCAGTTTCGCGACGTGGTCCACGTCCACGCGGCCGCGCTCGTGCAGGCACGCGCCGAGCGCGTCGGTGAGGTTGTCGGCGCGCTCGACCGGCGCCACGCGCTTGATCGTGTCCTTCGTGAACATGTCCGACTTGGCGGCCGTCTTCGACTCGTTGTTCCACTTCTCGAGCGCTAACAGCAGCGGGCCGTCGGGGTCGCCGCGGAATGCCCGCTTGTTCTGCACGCTGTTCAAGGGCCCGTGCTTCGCCACGAATTCGTCGTAGGCCTCGTTGAGTTCGGCGCGGGCCTGGGTCGCGTCCTGGCCGCTCGTCTGCGCGTTGATGACGGCGCGGGTCGCGTCGCGGACGGCCATGTGGCCCTGGATGCGCTCCAGGTTCTTCGCGTTGGCCTCCTGCTGGACGAGCCGGCCCTCCTCGTGGCGGTAGAGCTTGCCGCCCTGCACCGCGAAGCCGCCGGGGCGCACGTTGCCCGGCGCCGGCATCGACTCCGGCTCGAAGGCCTTGGATTTCTTGGGCTGCGACATGATGTTCTGCGGCAGGGACGCGACGGCCTCGTCCAGCTTCTCCTGGTAGTCGTCGGTGCGCGAGACGTTCTTCTGGTCGCCGCCGTAGAGTTTGCCCGTGCGGTTCAGTTCGCCCAGGACCTGCTCCGGGTGGTCCGCGAAGTAGCGGTTGACGACGATCGGTTCGCCGCCATCCGGATTGGACGTCGAGCGCGGGCATGGCACTTCCACCGTGCCCATCCAGTCCGGGCCGCTGGGCTTCTCGCCGGGCAGCCGCTTGCGCAGGACGAGCATGTCCGTGACGACCTCGGTGCCGGCGTTGTCCTTGTGCGTCGTGTCCGGCATGCGGATCGCCGAGACGAGGTCGCACTGCTTCGCGAGTTCGGCGCGGATGGCCGGGTCGAGCTTGTCCATGGTGCCCGTGCTGGTGATGTGCATCACCAGGCCGCCGGGACGGACCTTGTCGAGCGACTTGAGGAAGAAGTAGTCGTGGATGTTGGCGCGGAACTTGTTGTAGCGCGGGTCGTGCAGCGTGTAGTCGCCGAACGGCACGTTCGAGGCCACCAGGTCGTAGAAGTTGTCCGGCGAGACGTGCTCCTCGAAGCCCTGGACGTTGACGTTGGCGCTCGGGTAGAGCATCTTCAGCATCTTGCCGGTGAGCACGTCCTTCTCGACCGCGGACGCGTGCGTTCGGCTCGCCATCTCCGGCGGCATCATGCCCAGGTAGTAGCCGATGCCGGCGGACGTCTCGAGGAAGCGGCCGCCCTTGAAGCCGAGCCGATCCGCGATCTGCCACTGCAGCTTGACGATGTCGGGACTGGTGAAGTGGGCGTTGAGGATGCTGCCGCGCGCGGCCCGCCACTCCTCGTCGGACAGGATCGCCTTGAGGGCCTCCGCCTCGTTCTTCCACTGCTGTTTCTGGTCGGGGTCGAAATCCTCGTCGCCGTAGTCCTTGAAGATGCCGGGGAAAGCGCCCCAGCCGACGTACTTCGCCATGACCGCCTGCTCGGCCGGCGTCGCGTTGGTGCGCCCATCCAGCTCGATCGCGCGCAGGGTGCGGATCGCCTCGAGATTCTGCTTGAACTTCGTCTTGAGGCCGATCCCCTCGAAGCTCAGTTCTCCGTACCGGTAGTTTCCGGCGGCGAGGTCAGTGGGGTTTTCCGGGGTAGCCGGTTCGTTGTAGGAGTGCTCAGCAGGCCCCTGAGGGTCGCTGCCTCCAGGTCCTCGGCCGCGTGCTCCATCTCCGACCGGCTCGGCCGATCGATCTCGTCCGGCGCCGTCGGGAGCAGCTGCCTGAGCGCCAGTTCCTCCGCGTCCTGGTTCGGCGTCCCCTGCTCCTCCAGCCTCTCCGCGAACAGCATCGCCTCGAACGTCGCCGCCCGCAGGTACGACTCCAGGTTCGGCCCCAGCTCCTTCACCCGCTCCGGGAAGCATCGGTTCAGGTGCCGGCGCAGCATCGCCTCCCACTCGTTCCCCGGCTGGTAGCCCTCCTCGACCGCCTTGTCCGCCAGCGCCTTCCAGTTCGTCGTCACGTTCCACCTCCGGTAGATTCTTGATCCACTCTTCGTCGTGCTTGCGGTGGTTGATCCAGTCGTTCATCGCTCCTTCGAGCGTGTCCCCGCTCGCGAACGTGTCGCCGTGGGAGATCTCGAAGCGGCCGTCCTTCTCGGTTATATCCGGCTCGACGCCGAAGGCCTCCTCGATCGCGCCCTTGACGCGGCCGAGCGCCGCGGCTTCTTCCGGACCCGGCACGCGCTTACCGTCCTTCCAGTGGTAGTGCCGGCCCAGCGCGTCCGTGGTCTCGCCAGTGAAGCCGGGTTCTTTGGGCCTCGCTTCAGCGGGGATGTCTTCCGCCGGCGGCGCGGTATGCGGTGAACGCTCCGGCTGTCCCGCGCTCGCCGGCGGGCTGATTGGTTCTTCGGCGCCAGCACGACCAGCACTATCAACGTCAGCCGAACCACCACCACCACCGGCCGCGGAGCGAGCAGGGAGTGCGCCAGCTTCCCCGTGTCCTTCGGCGGCCTGGTCCCCGGCGCGTTCGCGCGCTTTTGCCTTGCCAGCGGCTTCCAGTTTCGCACGTTGCGTCTCCAATTCCTTTTCGGACGACATGTTGCCGGCGCGGTTCCCCGTCTTGGCGCTGATCTTGCCGCCGACCGTGGCCTTGTAGAGCCGGTTGTCTGCGCCCTTGTAATACTCGTGCTTGCCGACGAAGGCAACGTGGCCCTTGCTCTTGGCGGGTTCGGTCTTCTCCCCTGCCGCATTTGGGGAGAGGGGAGAGGGGAGAGGGGCCGGGGGTGAGGGCGGCTCCCCTGCGTTTTCCTTGGTTTCTCCGGGGGTGAGGGACTCAGGGAGAGGGACGTCTCCCGGCTTGAGGTTCGGCGTGTCCCAACTGTAGAGCTTCCCCTGCTCGCCCGGGGCCTTGAAGAAATCCTCCGTCTCCGCCTCGTCGCGCTCGGCGCCGACCGTGGGTGCCTTCGGCGCTTCGTCGGCCTTCAGTGCAGCATCACTGACCGCCTGCGGGTTCTCCCGGTCGTACCACGCGGCCATCGATTCGCCGGCGTGCGCGTCTGCGATCGCGCGCCACTCGCCGCGCGTCTTCGTGACCGTGTAGCCGTGCTGCGTCTGGAGCGTCACGCGGTGGTCGTCGTGGCCCGGGTAGGCTGCGACGGCGTCTAGAGCGCGCTCGAACGTCTTGGCCTCGTCGTCGCCCGTGTTCATTGGGTCCTTGACGGTGATCTTCTCGTGCGGGTGGAACTCGATCTTGCCTTCGTCGTTCTTGACGGCGCGGTGGAGTTCATCGGGGTGGACCTTGGCGCCGTTCGGCAACTCGACGTGCCGTCGGATCATCTCGCCGGAGAGGTCGGACTTGACCGGTTCGCTCGTGGCGCTGCCCTTCACCTGGAGCGATCCGGACGCCAGTTTCTTCTTGGCGTCGGCGATGTGCTTCGGGTCGATCGACGTCGCCTTCGCGGCTCCGCGGTCTTTCTTCGCCGCGTCCGGGTCGATGAACGTGTCCAGCATCTCCGCCTGGTCGGGCCGCTTCTCCTTGAAGTAGCGCGCGAGTTCGTGCTGCGCGGCCGGGTCGTGGTCGAACGCCATCAGTTGGTTGTTGAAGTCGATGTTCTTGTACGTGCCGACGTACTTGCCGTAGTGCTGGTCCCACTTGGAGACGACTTGCGGCGGGAGCGATGGCGTTGCTGCTTCTGGTTGCGCTGCACCGGCTTTGCTCCTCTCACGCGTTGCCAGTTCATTGCCGGCTAACTTGCGTTCGTTGCGCGAGCCTTTAGACGCCATCTTTTCAAGGTCGGTGTCGGTAAAGGATTCCAGGCTGGAATCGGGCTTTTCCTCTTGCGTGCTCAGTTGCCCGGCGGCATGGAGGAAGTCTGCCTTCTCTTTGTCGCTGAGGTAGTGCCAAGCGGTCTTGGAAAGGCGTTCGGCGGCATCCTCGAAATAACCAGCGCCGATAAACGCGTCTTTGCGCCCGGCGCGCGTTCGTTCTTCCCAAGCTGATTCGCCGGCATTCACGCCATCTGGCTCAGCCTCACCTCGTCCGGCGTCGCCGGCGGCGCCTGCTCCGGCATCGCCTCCATCAGGCGGAGCGCCTCCCGGCAGATCCGCTCCTTCGCCTCGGCGCTGAGTTTCTCCGCGGGACTCGCGCTCGACGGCCTCGCGGACGGCTTCGACGGTCTTCTGTCTTGCGGCATCTTTGCCTCGCTTCGTCTTTGCGGCGGCGAACTCCTTGGCGCCCTCGTTGAGCGCGTCGGAGATCAACCCCCTGGAATTGACCAGCTTGTCGAACACTCCCAGCGTCTGGGCGTTCTGATCGGCTATTTTTCGGTTCTCTTCGACGTTGAGGACGTTGCCGTGCCCCCCTACGGTCTCGGCCCTGCGCTCGCTGGACACGGCTTTGAAGTCGTTGACGGCCTTGGCGAGTTCCGTACGGACAAATTGTTTCAGTTCATTGCGCTCGCCGAACAGCGAATCTTCGCTCGTGATGTCCCCGAACAGCGTGTGCTCGGTGGTCTCGTGGGTCGGCGTCGAGGCCATCTCCTTGGCCATGTCCTCGATGATCTTGGGCGCGTACTCCTTGCCGGATTCCTGCTTCTTGGCGAGGAACGTGGCGAGCTGGTCCTGGAGATTGTGGTCGGGCAGGTGCTTCGCGATCGCCAGCGCCGTGTCCTGGGGCAGCTGCCCGCGCGCCACCTGGTTGAACAGGCGGTCGTTGAGTTTCACGAGCACCGTCGCGTCCGAAGCGACCTTGCCCTTGAGCGAGACGCCGGCCTTGACCATGTCCTGTTCCGAGAAACCGGTGTCGCGCATGAACTTCGCGGCATCCATCGCCGTGCCGCGGCCCTCCTTGATGTTGACCAGGGCGCCGATCGACCGCGCCTCCTTCGCGTCCTTCGCCTCGATGAACAGAGCGTTCATCTCCGGGACGCCCATGCGCCCGGCCATCTCGCGCCGGCGTTGCCCGTTGATCGCGAAGGTTTTTTTTGCCTGCGGGTCGAACCAGACCAAGAGCGTGCCCGCGGCGTTGGGATCCCACGAACCCACGTCCTTGAACTCGTCGGTCACGCCGGCCTTGTTGACGTTCTGCTTGAACTGGAACCGCTCCGGGTCGACGTGGATCTCTGCCGTCGGGATCGAATAGACCTTGCCCGGTTCGGGAGTGCCGCCGCGCCACGGGTTGCCGCCGTAGCCCGGAGGGGGGACGTGCTCTTCGGTTCGGTATCCGCCGGACGACTGCTGCGGGGCCGGCTCGTGGAGCTTCGCGATCTCGCCGGGCGTGGCGTCGGCCATCACCTGGCCGGGGATGAACTGCCCCCCTGTGAAGGCGTGGCCGCCGATCGTCAATGGGCGCTCGTGCGTGTAGCCCTTGGGCGCGTGCGCGACGGAGAGCGACACCGTGGCGTGCCGATTGTACAGCTTCATCAGGTCGGCGTACTTCGGGTGCTCCGGGCGCAGGATCCGCGTCTCGCCGCGGGCTTCGAGCGACAGGCTGCCGTCGGGGTGGAGGAGTGCTTTCATTTTGGAACTATTTCGGAACTATTTTGGAGCTACGGCCTTTTCCGTAGCCAAACTCCCATCCGGATTGAGCGCCGGCGGTTCCTGTCCCCCCGTCGGCAACACGATGCCCGATTTCCTCGCTTCCTGGCAGAGCCAGTTGAGCCGGGCCGCGTCTTGCTTCTGCCATTCGGCGTAGTCGTCGGGCGCGGCGTTCGACGCGGGCTTTTCCGGGAGGGCGGACTTCGACGGGTAGACGTGGCCGTGCTGGCACTTGTCGTTGCCGTCCGGCCGGCGCTCGCGCTGGACGCCGGGTGCGCCGCACTTGGGGCAGAATCCGTAGGCGTTCTGGTTCGGTGTCATTTCGCTATCCTCGGCATTACACTGAGGTCGATGAACGGCCTGCCGCCCCAGCAGATGTTCCAGGACAGGCGGCCGTGCGGTTGCCTGGTCGGCTCGTCCGTTATTACGCCGCGGTTCTCGACGTCGCCGATGACGTAGCCGCCGACTGCCTCGCGGACCGCCTCGACGAGGCGCGATGGGTCGGCGGCGCCGTCGGTCCACGGCACCGCGAGCAGGTCGAGGTCCCGCGCCATGGTTCCGTGGATGGCGATGGCGTAGCCGAGCGCCTTCGCCGCCTCGCGGATGCGCGGCAGGAGCTGGGCGTAGATGCACACCAGCGAACCGAAGTCGTGGTTCTTCTCGCTCAATCGCTCGCTCCCCAGATTCTCTGGTCCATCAGCGCCCCGCGCTTCACGTGCGCCGGCGCGTCCGACTTGTTCACCGCGTCGATCGCGAACGCGGCCAGTTCGTGCCGGTCCAACTTTAACGCTTCCTCTGGGATGCCCGGTAGTTCCCGCGGCTTGCCGGCGTTCTCCAGGAACGTGAAACTCGCGTGCGGATTGTGCTGGTTGCGGTCGTGGAACGCCTTCATGTTCTTCGCGCCGAGCGCGTACGAGTCGGCGAACACCATGGCGCCGACCATGCGGCCGTCGGCGGGATCGGCGGCGCGCTTGATGACGCCGCGCTCGGGGTGGGCCCACTGGTTTTTCGGGTCGGCGTGGACGTAGACGTAGTTGCACTTCAGGCCGCGTTTCTCGGCCTCTTCCTGTATCCACGGGTTCTCGGTCGCGTCCTGGTCACCGGCCGAGTCCCAGACGCATTTGCTCCGCGCCTTGATCTCCAGGGCCTTCGGCACGTTCTTGAGCGCGTAGCCTTTACCAGCTCCGCAACCTCCGACCGTGACGAGCACCTCGTCCCCGGGCTTGAGCGTGTCGAGGTGCTGCAAGAATGCCCGCTTCGCGATCGCGTTCGCGGTCTGGTGCAGCGGCGTGTTGAGCGTGGCGCGGTTCTGCGCGCGCTGGGTCTGGTCCTGCACGCTCCAGACGTCGGTGAGGACCTTGGCGTCGTCGGTGCCGAACGTCGGCGCCTCGCCCGGCTTGGTGCCCTTCATGACCAGCGCGAGGAAGTCGCCGGCGACCTTCTCGGGGTTCTGCTCGTACGCCTTCGCGAAGCCCTGCTCGACGCGGCGCTCGTGGTCGGTGAGGTTCGGCAGCCGCGGGATCGGCGGCGGCGGCGGGACCATCATCGCAGGCACTCCGACTCGCGCAGCGTCCGCGACGCCGTTGCCCGTGGTGTCCTGCTCCGGGTCGGGCCGGTATCCGCCTGGTGGCGGCGGGGTGATCGGCTCGGACTCGATCGGGTGGGGCGCGCGCGGCTGGACGATCTTCGCCGGCTGGTTCTTGGCGTGCGCCGCCGCGGCTTCCTGGTTGGCGCGCTCGTGCTGCCTGCCCATGCCGGTCTGCGGGCCCGTGTTTCCGCCGTGCCCCTTGCTCGTGAACTGCCCGCCGCCTTGGCCGGTCCCCTTGTGCTCGTGCCCCGTGGCGTCGGTCGAGAGCGACACGTCCTTCTTCACCTGGAACAATTGCTGCGCGTCGTCCTCCTTCGGCTGCGACCGGTCCTTCGGGTTCGCCTCGAACACCGCGTCCGCGGACTCGATGGCTCTGGCGACGTCCTTCGTCTCCTGGATGGCCGCGTGCAATAGAGCGACATACCAGTCGTCGAACTCGTGCCGCTCCAGGGCGTCGACGAGGGCCGTCTGATCGGGCGTCGCGCCAGAAAGCTGCTGCGTGTGCTCGTCGTGCAGCTGCTTCACCTTGGCGAGGTGGTCGCGGACCATTCCCAGCGCGGCGCTGAACGTCGCGATCGGGTGCCGCACGACCGAGTGGACGAGGTAGCCGGCCGTGACCGGCGGGACGATCCACGTCGCGAGCACGACCTTGGCGCCGACCGGGCCGAACCACGGCGCCGCGATCGACACGGGCTTGAAGGCGGCCAGGTCCCACGCGGCGAGCGCGCCGCGCGTCTTGGCGGCCTCTTCGGGAGTCGAGCCCTTCTCTTTGGAGATGCGCTCGGCGAGTTCCCACGACTTGTTCCAGCCCGAGAACGCCACGGAGAGGGCGCCCGTGACGGCCTTCTGCACGGGGTCGGGCAGCGAGTGGAACGCTTCCGAGCCGACGTTGTGGATCGTGTGGTAGGCGTCCTTCGCGGCGTCGAGGGCCTTCTTGCCGATGTGGGGCGAACCGACTTCTTCGCGAGACGGAGACGCCGTCCCTTGAGACGGTCCGCCGTGACTGCCGCCGGTGAACTGCCCGCCGCCCGGCCCCTTGTCCTTGTGGAGGTGCCCCGCCTTGTCGGCGACGGAGAGGCGCGTGGATTTCCCGCCGCGCTCGGCGTCGAATTCGCGGATGATCTTGCCGATCTTGCCGCCGACTTTCCAGCGGCCGCCCTGGTCGCGGGGTTGGTTCGTGACGTCGTGGGCGGCGGAGAGGGAGAGGTCCCGATCGAACGACTCCAGGAGCGCCGCGAAGTCCGTGGCGTCGTCGGCCATCGACAGTTGCACGTCCATCGGTTCGCCGGACTTGATCGACTGCATTTCTTTACGGTGCTGGACGTAGGTCTTCAGGTGCTGGCGGGCGGCGCGGGCGCTTTTTACGATCGACTGCAAGCGAGCCTTGTTTCCCTTCAACTCGTCGGGAGTGTAGCCCTTTGGTGTCTTGTCGTCGTCGGTTTCAAGATGAACGCCCTTGCTCCAATCCGCGAAATAGCTTCCATCGGTTTTTTTGCCGAGCGATCTTGCTTGAATGCTGTGCGGGTTGCCTGCCGCTTCGAGCTTCTCATTCGCGGCGTCAACCAGTGCGCCGATTTCATCGGGAGTGAGCTTTACTTTTCGCGCGTCGTTGGCCCAGCTAATTTCGTTTTTCGCTTTCGCGGCTTCGTCCCACCACGCTTGACGTTGCGCATTGTCGGGCAATTCGGCCGGCTGCTCGACGTCGAGGCACGCTTTCGCAGCGACTTCGATATCCTTGAGGCAGGTAAAGCGCTCGCTGATCGTGGCGTCCGGGTCGTAATCCTCGACGTAGGATTCCAGATCGCCGAATGGGGCTTCGTCCTCGTTTTCAGAGTCCCAGGGAATATTTACGTGGGCGTCCTTGATCGTCGCTTCGTGCTCGGCGACTTTCGCTTGTATCTTCTCCGCATCCCCCTTCACTTCGTTGAACGCATCGATCCTTGCTGCTTTTGCCTGCGCGACCAGGTCGTGATATTTAGCGTGCGATGCCGTGGCGCGCTGGCCGTGCTTTGGCTTGGCCGGCTTGGACGTGTCGCCTCCGGATGCGCCGCCATCACCAGTGAATTGCCCGCCGCCTTCACCCTTGCCCTTGTGCTCGTGTCCGGTCGCATCGGTGGAGAGCGCCACCTTCCCAGGCCCGCGCCACCGGAGGTCCGCCAGCAACCAAATGAAGCGCCCGCTCCGGTCGTCCACCTGCCCCGCCTGCGCCGTTCTGGACCGAGACTGCGACTGCGGCGCGTCCTGCGAGAGCGAAGTGGGCGCCGACCCGACGTAGGCGAGCTTCACCTTGTAGCGGTTGCCCTCCTTCGCCACGCCCTGCACCTGGAAGCGGGCGCCGCGCGGCAGCACCACCTCGGCCTCGTCGTGCTCGCCTTCCTTCCTCGGCATGTGGTAGCCGTTGGAGCCACTGGGCACGTCGATCTCCATGACGACGGACTGCATGGAGAAGGTGCTCGCAAAGATGTCGGCCACTTCGCCGGCCATGGTGGTCGAGACGAAACCGGGGTCCTCGTACACCCCCCCCGGCTTGAATATCTTGTTCAAGTCGACATTGGGCGGCAGCCGGATGCCACGCAAGACCGTCATGTCCTCCTTGATCGTCGATTTGGAGATGGCGGCGTCGAGGTGCGCGGTGACTTGCTTGGCGTCGGCGCCAACACCGAGCACCGTGTTCTTGGCCCTCTCGACCAGTCCCCCGGTTCCGCGCAGGTAGTTGTTGATCTTGTAGACGAACTTCGTCTTGCGGTAGGCGTCGATCGCCTGCGTCTCCGGCGCGGTCAGGGGCTGCGCCTCGATCACCGCGGCGGCGATCTTGTCGGCTTCTCCGGACGTCTGGACGTAGCGGCGGCGCGGTCGCGGCTCGTCTTGCTGTTGGGCCGGCTGCGCTTGTGTCGTTGCTGCGCCGCTGTTGCCCTCGGCGCCCTTCGCGGTGAACTGGCCGCCGCCGGGGCCCTTGTCCTTGTGCGCGTGGCCGGTGGGGTCGAGGGAGAGGGAGACGTCTGCGTCTGATAAGACCGAAGCAACTTCGTCTTCCGGCAAATCAACCGACAGCTTTTTCGCCTCCATCGCCGCGTCGATGCGGTTCGATTCGAGGATCCATCCCCAGCGAACGCGCTCCGCCTCGTCCTGGAACGTGTCCTTGACGACGCCCCACTCTTTCGCCAGGCCGACCTTGGGAAACCAGTCGTCGAAGTGCGCCTGCGACAGCTGCACCGGATTCGGCCCCGCTGCCTGCGGCGGTGCGCCGCCCATGCCCTCGGGTCCCGGCGGCGGCCCCATCGCGGCGGCCGGCGCGGAGCCGGGAGTTCCACCGGCGCCCGGCTCGGCGGGTTTGGGCACGAGGGAGATGGGCTTGATCTCGTAGCGGGCGTTCTTGCCGAAGTTCTCGATGACGAGGGGCCGGATCACGCCGCCAGACATTTCGCTGCGCGTGGTGTAGCCGCTCGGTCCGACGTCGAACGCGGTGATGATCTCCTGGACGTACAGGTCCTCGATGTTGAGGAAGATGAGGAGCGGGCCGCTGCGTCCCGACCAGCTCCCACCGGTGTCGGGAGCGTGGATCACCTCGTCGAGGACGCCCATGCCCTGCCAGATTTCGCGGTCGAGTTGGGACGGGTAGTCGATGAGTCCTTTCACGTCTCCGTTTTGAGCGGGGTCGATAATTTCCCAGAGCGGTTTTCCCGCGTCGTCGTAGCCTCCCGGCAGGACGCCCGAGGCCCCAGTACAATAATTTTCCGCGCACTCTAGGGCAATATCCCTATTATCGATAAGCGTTCCGTCAGCCGTAAGTTGTGTTCCTCCGGGCGGATACTTCACCCAGCAGCCGCGGAACGCGTTGCAGAACGCCCAGAGTTTTCGGATGGAGAGGGCGCCGTGCTCGCCGCACTTCTCCATCCACGGGGAGAAACTCGCCTCCAGCGCGGAGTGGCCGTACAGGCGCCCGTACGTCGGCTTGTGCCCGCACCAGAACAGTTTTGGGTAGCGCAATTCGTTGGGTTTGACCTCCGTGGATTCCTCCACCTGGCCGAAACTCGGCAGCATGGAACCCATCGAAGAGACTTGCACGCGCGACAAATGGCGACCGCGCCGGAACGGCTGCACGTCGGCGATGTGGAAGTCGTCGTATCCGACGTAGTTCCAGAGGCCCGTGTCGCTCGCCTGCTCGAAGAGCGGTTCGCCGACGGCCGTGCCGAATGGGACCAGGCTCTGGAGGCACTTGAAAAGGTCGTGCCGCCAGAAGCGCTGGAGCGTGTAGTCGACGAACGTCTTGATGTCCTTGGAGTCGGCCCGCACTTCCCACCTGGCGCCGGCCAGGGGGCCGTAGATCGTCATCAGGCCGATCATCACCGCGTTGTCCTGCATCATCGCGGGGACGTCGTAGAGGCGGAACTGGCCCGAGCGCAGGGCCGGGTGGAACATCCACGTGTCGAGGGGGCGCAGGTAGTTGCGGATGCGCCGGCCGGCGAAGGGGGACTGCGCCTTGCCGTTCGATTGCGCCTTGCCGTTGGTGGTCGCGGACGTGGCCATAGGGGCGATCGTAGCGCCTACGGCGGGCGGGCGGCGTAGCTGATATGGGGATGGGTTTCTACAACATCCACGGCTTGCCCAGGACCCTCTTCACCCACCCCGGCGGGTGGTTGGCGAACCGCATCGCCTCCTCCTGCGACCCGAACACCTTGGCGCGCCGCCTGCCGTCGAAATCCCGGTAGTCGCACGCCCACCATCCGGTGTATCTCATGGTCGTCGCCTCGCTGCCGTCCGCGCGCGCCTCGCCTCGTCCGCCTGCCGCTCCGACCCCGTCGCTTGCAAGACCAGGTCGTAGACGCCCTGCGCGTCGAGGTGCTCGATGTCCCCCTCGTCCAGGATCTTCTCCGCCTTGAGCCTGGGCATGTTGGCGGCGAGGAGCGCCAGCATCTCGTTCGGCCGCAGGTCCGTCACGCAGCGAAGCGTGGATCCTCCGCCGTAGAAAGCGGCGAGCTCGGCGAGGCGTCCGCAGAGCCCTCTTGTGAGTTTTTTTGGAGCATCTCCCAAGGAAGGTGCGCCTTGCGGAAGATGAGGTTCGCCTCCTGGTACGAGAGCTCGACGTCGCACTTCTCCTTGAAGTACGCCTGGGTGAGCGGCACGAACACTTCCGGGCCGACGTAGTTGGTGTCGCCCCGCTTCTCGCCCTTGTCCTTGAAGACGCCCTCTTTCCACACGGATAATTCGTAGGCGTCCACGGTCGCGACGCGGTCGCTGCCGAGCCTGAACGTGGCGTCGGTGTCGATGTGCATGTCCATGGTTGGATGTTTCTCTTGTCCGGTGTCGTTGCTCCGCCGGCCAATCTACCAAACCATTCCCCGCGCCTGCAAAGCGCCGCGCTACTTTTGGATCGGGTCCTGGAACTCCAGCGGCCCCGAAACGCCATTGGAACCGCTCGTCCCCAGGAGCGGGTTCGCCAAGACCGGCACCTCGACGGGCGGCCCGTCGATGAGGTATTCCAGGACCCAGTCAGTCCGGAAAACCACCGCGCCCTCGCCGATCCCGGTGGTGCGCTCGACGATGTGCTCCCGCGCCAGCGCCAGCTCCCGGCCGCCGTACGTGACGAGCCGCGGCGGGTTCACCCGGTGCCCGACCCTCACCGCATTGCCCGTCAACCGCAGCATGAGCGACGGCGACGCGGCGCGCTGGAAGATGTCCGGCACGTCCGCGTCCCAACTGTTCTCCGGCGCCGTCTTGTCCTCCGCGACGTCTTCGGCGGTCCCCATCGGGTCCACGATGGGCGTCCGCGGCGTGACGGTGCCGGACAGCGGCTTGTGCCTGGCGCGGTTGTGCTCGACGATCCGCTCGGCGGTGCAGGTCCACTGCAGCCAGGAGGTCTCCGGCGGGAACAGGTCGTCGCCGGTGTCGTTGAGCGCGCCGCCGTTGTTCAGGAAATTCCCCTGCGCGTCGAGCTGCTCCATGTCCGACTCGGTCGGCGGGAGCGGGTAGATCTCGATGATGAGGCCGTACTCGTCCGCCTGCGGGCCGTTGTTGGCCACGACCTCGGTCGGTATCGCCGGCCCCGCGTCCGGACAGACGTGCAGGATGACCTCGTTGTCGTTCGAGAACTGCGCCCCGACGTAGCCGCGGAACTTCTGCGCGCTCTCGCCCAGGGATTCGCGGTGCGATTGGGCCGTCCACGGGAACCGCTGCGGCGGGTTGTTGGCCCCGAAGAGCGGCTGCCACAAGCCGGAGACGCGCGCCACTTCGTATAGGTACGCGCCCAGAATCCGGTAGTTCACCACGAAGTGTGCCTCGTTCTTGAACAGGTCCTCCTCGATCTCGACGGTCCCGATGGCGACGCCGCGCCGCGTCCGGAGCGGGCCGCCCTGGGTGGAGACGGCCTTCCGCCGCGCGTACGTGATGCGCTGGCAGGCGATGTTGAAGAACCGGGACTGCGCGAGGTATTTCGACGCGGTCGGAGAGAGGCGCACTCTCCCGCTGATGGTCGCGTTCCAGACGGGCGAGCCCGCGGTGAGTTGCCGGATGCGCTGGCGCATCTCGATCTCGACGCAGTCGTTGGGCGGCGGCACCTCCAGTTGCTTGTCCACGATCGTGAGCCGGCACGTCGCGCGGTCCGCGCTCAACTGGCGGGAGTGCCGGCGGATGAACCCGTCCGGCGGCTTCCTCACGCGGCCCGTGATCGCGTCCTCGATGTTGCGGATGAGCCTGCCGTCCGAGCGGAGAGAAGAGGGGATCTGCATCACCGCGCTGTGCGTGATGACGACCAGGCCCGCCTCGTCGACGTCGTAGTTCACCGTGAACGAGCACTCCAGGAGCACGTCCGGCCCCGGATTGGCAGAGAACGACTCGCACTCGACGATGCACGTCGAAATCTCCCACTCGAAGAAAGCCCCGTGGCAACCGTCCGGCGCGCCGCCGAGCGGCCGCCACGTGAGCCGGCCCGGCCTGGGCCCATTGGCGACGTCCCGGTGCGTGCTCTCGTCGGAGTTGACGTCCATGTCGATCCCGTAGCCCTTGCTGACGTAGCGCAGCCGCTTGCCGTTGGGCGCGAGCGTGCGCCGCAAGTCGACCATGAACGCGTCGAGCGTGTCGCCGATCTCCGACACCTCGTACTCGACGAAGTTGTCCGCGTCCTCCTGGGTGAGCCAGCCCGAGACGTGGATGGTGACCTTCCAATACTTGACGACGCGGTCGTCGCCGGACATGACCGGTTCCCGCGTGACCGAAGTCTTGACGTAGGCGCCGAACGTGTAGCCGTTGTAGGAGAGGACGGTTCCAGTAGGGACGGGGACTGCTTCGGTCGGCATGCGCGATACCCCACGAGCGTGATGTGCTGCAAGTGGGGTCGAATATGGAGGTTACGCCGTAGGCGCCGAACGTGTAGCCGTTGTAGGAGAGGACGGTTCCAGTAGGGACGGGGACTGCTTCGGGTCGGCATGCGCGATACCCCACGAGCGTGATGTGCTGCAAGTGGGGTCGAATATGGAGGTTACGCCGCGCTCGCTCGGTGGTGGGAGAACAGGGGTTGCCTGAGAAGCTCGGCCTTGAGCGCTCTCAATGCGCGGGTCGACATCTGCTGCGCCGCCTGGCGGGCGCAGCCGAGGAGCGCGGCGATCTCCTCGAGGGTCATCTCCTCGTAGAAGCGGAGCCGGACCATCTCCTGGTAGTGCGCCGGAAGGCGCTCGACGCACTGCCGCACGACCTGCGCTATTTCCCGGCGGTCCCACTCGTCTTCTTCGCGGTGGTCCGCGATCATCTCGGCCAGAGAGATGCCGGTCTCCGAGTCCGGAACGTCGAGGGCGACCAGGGGGCCGGCGTGCCGCTTGATGAGCGCGATGGTCGCCGGCTTGCGGTTGTGCTGCGACAATCCCGCGCCCGGAATGACGCCGTTCTCGCCGGCCAGCCTCTCCATCTCGGTCTGGGTGCGGCCGAAATACGAATTGAAGCGGACGCCCCTGGAGACGTCGAAACTGCCGATCGACCGGACGATCCTGACAATCGCTTCCTGCACCAGGTCGGCGGGGTCGGCCGGAGGAAAACGCCCCGCGACCTTGCGGGCCTTCTGCCACAACAGCCGCTCGATGCCGCCGATGAGCTTGCCGAGCGCTTCCCTGTCCCCGGCCTGCGCCAGTAATACCAGCGCGCGCTCTGCATCGGCAGTGAGGAACTTGTCGTTCATGGCTGTCATCCCTGCGCCGGATTGTAATCCCTGCCACGGTCAGTCTAGGCATCACTGCGGGAAGTTGAACACGCCGCCCGGCGCCGGCGCTTGAGGCTGGACGTTGACCATGGCCGCCGGCCGCTGGAGCGAGAGGAATTGGTCGAACATCTGGTCCGGGGTCGCCACGTTGTTTTCTTCTCGCGCCTCGCGGATCAATCGCTGGATTGCCGACACGCGCCCCGTCAGCGCTTCCACGCCCGCGACGAGCGGACTCACCGTCATCAACAGGTCGAGCGCCTTGTCCATGGCCTGCAGGTGCAGTTTCACCGTGTTGTCGATGCCGGCGAGGATCATCTCGACGCCGCGGAACCAGTTCTCCAGGCTCGTCAGCAAGAGCGGCATGAACCGGTCGAACAGGTCCTCCAGACGCTGCTCCGCGCGGAACCGCTGCTCGTTCGCGGCCGCCAGTCGTTCGCTGAACCGCTGCGCCCGGTTGATGTCGCGGATCATCACCGCGACTTCCTGCTGCGCGTTCTGCTGCGCGAGCCGGCCGTCGTACTGCGAGAGCCTCTGCGCCGCGCCCTTGACGACGCGGTCCATCTCCATCAGTCCGCGCACCAGTTCTTTCGTTGCCGGCGCGACTAACTCGGCCGCGGGGGACAGTTTCGACACGCTGTCGGTCACCGACTCGAACACGCCGGCGACCGACTCCATCCGGGACTCGACCTGCATGCTGACGACGCTCTTGGAGAACTCCACCGCGCCGCGCACCATGCGGCGGTTGGCTTCGCCGGACTCGCGTATCTGGTCCTTGATCATCTCCGCGACGGCGAGGCCCGCGCCCAGGACGGGCATCGCTGCCGTCATCGCGCCCATGGCCCCGCCCCCGCCTGCGGCCGGCGGCTGGGCGCCCGTCGGGTTGCTCGTCCTCGTCGGGGGCGGCGGATTGGACGGCGGCGCCGCGACCACGCTCGGGGCGCGCGGCGGCTGTCCGGCGGCGACGTTCGTGGACGCCGTATTCGACCGGTTCGCCGGCTGCCCCGCGGCGACGCGCTCGTCGCGCTGCTCCTGCCGGCGCTGCGGCGCGGCGCTCGCCGGCGTCCGCTCGCGTTCGGCCCGGTCGACCTTCTCGACGGCGTCGAACGCGTCGATCTTGCCTCGCTTCCGGCGTTCGTCCTCGTCCTCTCGCGCCGGGGCGCGCCGCCGCTCCGCGCGGTCCGCTTCCTCGGCGGCGTCGAAAGAGTCGACCTTCGCGGCCCTGCGCCGCTCTTGCGGTTCGCCGCGCTCTCGCTCCGCGGCAGGTTCCTCTCTGCGCTCGGCCGGCTGCTTGACGCCGAAGAACCCGCCGACCAGCTTGACCAGGTCGGGCGACTTCATCGCCAGCGACGCGACGCCCATCACCCGGCCGAGCTTGCCGCCGATCGCCGCGCCGGCCTGCGCCATGGTCGTGGCCATCTTGTTGCGGTCGCGCTGGTCGGCCTCGCCGGCGTACTTGGGGTCCTCTTCCCGGCGCATCTCCTCGAAGCGTTTCCGTCTCTCCCGCTCGGCCATGCCCTCGCGGATGCGCCGGCGGTAGGCCTCCTCGTCGTGCAGGGGGACGGCTTCCGGGACGAGCTTCACCTGCTTCTGGAGTTCGGCCTGCTCGCGCGCCGACTGCCGCGCGTCGAAGGCCTCGTCGCGGGCCTGCTGCTTCTCCTGGCGGGCGCGGTCCCGCTCGCGGCGCTTGTCCTCGCGCTGCGCCGCCGTCTCGTCGCGGCGCTCCTGCTTCGCGGCGAAATCCTCGTCGCGCTGCTGCTGGCTCGTGAAGCGCAGCCGCTGCCGGCGGGCGCGCTCCTCTTCTTTTCTCTCCTGCTCGTAGCGGTAGTCGTCGTCCTGGCGGCGCATCTCCTCTTCGATCGCCCGCTCCTTCTCGCGCGCCTCGAAGCGCTTGCTCACCTCGTGCTGGATGTCGGGCGGGACGGCGTCTTGCTTCGTCTGCCGCGCGGCTTGCGCAGGCTTTTCGGCTTGAGACTCGGACTCCGGGGGAGCGATCTCGCCGGCGCTGCGCATCTTCTCGCGCTCGGCTGCTCCGAAGCGCTTGCCGAACTCTTCCCACTCGGCAGGAGTCAAGCGGTTTCGCGGCGCAGGGGCTCCGGACGGCGGCGGGGTCGGCTGCTGCGCGGCGCTCGTCGGGGCGCGCGGAGAGGCCGACCCCGGCGCGGCGGGCGGCTGGGGTGCGGCGGCTTGCGACTGGGGCGGGCGCGCGGGGACGGGCGCCGACGGGGGCTGTTGGGCGGGCTGCGGCGCGGGTTGCGACGACGGCTTGTCGGGGTCTTTTCCGTCATCGTTGATGTTGATCTGGATTTCGGCAGTCATCTTGCACCAAAGAAAAAGGGCCGGGGCCTCATGCGCCCCGGCCCCGATGATACTCTGGCAAAATACCTACGCCAATTCTCACAGGCATGTCGCTCTGGAAATTTACCTAACGCCCATTCTCAGGTCAGGGCGAACATGCTCCCGGTCCCAGCCGAATCAGTGGTCAACACGTCCCACCGCAGCGGCACCTCGCGCAACTGCGAGTTGAAGATCAGGCTGAAGTTGTTGTCCGGGCTGATGATGCTCTTCGTCGCCGTGAACGTCGCCGGGCTGGATGCCGCGGGCGTGTTGGCGACGGCCGTCAGCACCAGTGCGGCCGCGGCCGTGCTCGCGAGCTGCGCGATCGGCTTGGCGGCGGCGTACACCTGGCCGTTGAACGACGAGGCCCACGCGGCGAGCGGACCGGTCGAGCCGGCGGCGTACACTTTCGCGATCGTGTCGATCGTCAACTGAGCGCCGCGGTATATCAGGTCGATCAGCGAGTTGCCGTAGATGTCGGTCTCGTCGACGCGCTCGGCGCGGAGCATGAAGTTGATGTTGTAGCCAGAGCGCGTGTAGTTGATCGCGACGGAGTTGTACGTTCCAGTGTACGCACCCGCGATTGGCGCCGTAATTGCCATAAGTTCTTATCTCCCAATATGTTACAACAGGCGTTGTCGCGTGTCAATACCAGTTAGTTTCACACCGGCGCTCCCATCGCGAGCCGACTGAACGCCGCCTCCGCGACGCCCCTCGCGTCGTCCTCCTCGCTCATCATGGCGTTGAGGAACGCGGCTGACTTCTTGCACTTCTCGCACGTCACCGCTCGCAAGACGCCCGTGCCGGCGTGGAAGGGGTTCGGCATGCCGTTGCCGCCCATCTCCGCCTGGATCGGTTTCGACCGGTCGCAGGCGCGGACGCCCAGGCCGAAGCCGGGCACCTCACTGGGCGGGTCGAAGTGCACCTCGACGAGCCGGACGATCAGGTTCCCGAACCGCTCGTGCTCCGCGCCGATCTTGCACTGCGGGCACGTCGGCTTCTCAGATAGAAACTTCCCCTCGCTCTTCGCCTGGCACTTCGGGTTCGTGCACCGAAACGACTTCACGGTCGCCATGTTGGTCCTCGGGAAACTGCGCCCTGCACTCCGGGCACGTCACTTGGTCTTCGCTGCCGGTCGCCTGTCCCTGCCGGATGCCGCACGCCCAGAGCGGCTCCCCGGAGCGGTGCCAGTGCACCTTCTCGTCGGGCACGTCGTCGGGCAGGTTGGCCGCGACCCGGAACGCCTTGGTCTTCATGCACGCGCGGCACGTCACGGCCCGGACGACTCCGGTGGCGCCGTGCTCCCGGTCGATCCCGACCGGCTTGCCGTCGCACGCCCGCTCGTTCTTGGCGCAGCCTGGGCGAAACAGATTCGGCGGGTCGAAGTGCACCATGTTGCGAGCGGTCCCCTCTCAGCGCGTCAATCCGGGATCGGGTCGAGCAGATACCAGATCTTCACCGTGGCGGCGCCGGAACTGGTTCCCGTCAGGTAAGCGGTCGCGACGTCCTGGGTGAACGGGTTCGTGCCGAAGCCGAAGCGCCAGATGAAGGGCTCGCCGGCGTAGAACGTGATCGTGTTGCCGCCCGTCGCGTCGGTGGCGTTTGTTTCGAGTGTGCCGTTGACGGTCGAGTGGATCACGAACGCCTTGACGTTGTCCTTGTCGAAGGCGATGTCGAACTGCTTGTCCACCTGCAAGCTGGTCAGGGTGATTGTTTTTTTGGTGAGGCCCTCGGCCGTGGCGGTGACGTCGGATCCAGCCAGGCGGTCGCCGGGAATGGTGACGGTCGTCTGGAAGGTAATCGTTTCGGAGGCCATCGCGGAACACCTCGTTAGTCCATGTCCGGGATCGACTGCACTCGCTGGCACTTGCCGAACGTGATGGTCTGGCTGACTCCACATTCGGCGACCTGGTAGTCGCCTTCGGCCGGCGCGGCGCTGAACCAGTCCGGTCCGCGCGGGGTCGGCGGTTGCACTCCGACCAGTATCAGCGGCGTCAGCATCTTGCCGCTCGCACCGCCCGTTATGAACGCGTCCGCTGCTATTCGCACCGCCTGGTCGTGGTGGATCGCCACGACGGTCTGGCGGATGATCTCTTCCATGCCGCCTTCGGCGAGCCAGACGGCGATTCCCCAGCGGTCCTTGCCGGCGAAACCCATGCGGAGTGTATGCGTTACGAGGACTTCGAACTCTTCCCCGAGGTCCCAGTCGCCGCTGATTCCCGCCCAGCGCCCGGGGTGGACGGCGATGTAGTGCTCGCCGCACGCGGGCTTGGGAGAGCCGTCGAAGCCGACCTCGCACGACGCCTCGGTGAAGCTGAACGAGGTGCGGAGCTTGTCGCGGACGGCCTTCATGATGGCGGCTTGGGACATGCGGAAAGTGGAGCATCTACGGGCCGCCGGCGTTGAATCACGCGACCCTCTTGCCCGCCTCGCTGCCGAGAATCATCTCCAGCGCTTCCGCGACGCCGCTGGCAGCTGCCTCCTCGATCGCCGCGCTCCACGGCGCCGGGAGTTGGTCGGGCCAGAGCGGTCGCTTGGCGTGGAATGAGCCGGCGTACTTGACTGCGCTGCCGACGATTACGGAGCCGACTTCCTCGCGCAGGATGCGGTCGGCCGGCTCGGGCGCGTCGGGCGGGTTCTCCAGGAGCGCGTGCTCTTCGGGGTTGGCGGTGCCGGGGCTCAACGAATTGAAGAGGCGGCCCGAACTTCGGCCGATCAACACGCGGCGGTTACCCAGGACCTCCAGTTTGGTCTTCGCGCCCTCTGCCTTGAGCGTCGCCCACGCGATCTGCGCGGCCCGCGCCGACGCCGCGCCCGCGTCCATGCCGTGCTTGGCCATGAGCATCGCCTTGCGGCTGCCGAATATCTTCCGCCAGCGCTTGTCCTGTTCCGGCGTCAAGAAACCGCGCTTGATCCGTCCCAGGACGTCGCGGCCGTTGTGCGCGCCGTAGCCTCGCATGAGCGACTTGTCGCCCGGCCCGAGCGGGCGGTTCGCGATGGTCTGTTTTTTAAGCGCGGGCCACGCGATGCCGTCTTCGCCGACTCCGCCGAGCGACTTGGCGACGAAGGCCTCCTGGATGCGGCTGAGCACGACCATGCCCACCCGGAGCTTGATTCCCCGGACGTACGGCGCGAAGTGGCCGGCGCGCCCCGAGAGCGAGGCGATGAAAGAGAGGATCGTGCGGCGGAGTTGCTCGCTGGTGCCGCGGTATTGGATTTGGCTGGGCATGGGAGTTGTAAAACTTGTAAAACGCTTCGCTCACCCTTTGATTTCGACCGTGAACGCCGCGTTGTCCTGGTTGACCGACAGGAGCTGCTCCTTGCGGCCGGACCACGCGATGAACTTCGACTTGAGCCAGGCGACGCACGCGCCCATGTCCGCGCCGTCAGCGAAGCGCACCTTGCAGACTGGCTTCGTCATGTCGCTGCCGACGATGACGCCCAGGATCGGGGCGGGAGAGTCCTTGCCGAGCAGCGTGAAAAGGTCGTTGTGCGCCATATGTTAGAAAGATAAATCCAGGAACGCCTGCGTGTTCCAGCCGTAGGTGTCGTACGGGTCGTTGTTTTTTTGCTGGTAGCCGCGCGGCCCGCCAGTCGCGCTCGTGCCGCGCGAGCGCTCGACGACGCCGCGGTTGTACGGCCGCTGGGTGGAGCGCTTGACGATCAGGACGGGCACGTAGCTGCGCCGGACGGCGAGCGTCGGGATCTCCGCCTGCCCCTTCTTGACCTCCTCGAGGTCCTGGATCGCCTGCTGGTAGAGGATCGCGAGTCCCTGCGGCGGCGCGTTGCCCCGGCGCGTGCGCAGGAACCACGCGGCCAGCACCGCGGCCCAGTCGCGCACGAGCGGACTGTTGGCGAGCTGCGCGGGCTCGTAGCGCTTGTAGCAGTACCAGTCGATCTTGGCGCCGGCCTTCTCCAGGGCGTTGCCGTAGTCCGAAGGTGGATTGTCGTCGGAAGCGAGCGAGACGCCGGACGCGGACAGGAGGTCGCGCACGTCGTCGATCGTGCAGTACGTGTTGGCTTCGTTGGGCACGGGTCACCCGCGTCGTTGGTTTCCGGCGCGGGCGGCCGCGCCTCTTCAAGTTTTGGCCGGCGATTCTCCGGTCGGCGCCGCGTCCACTGCCGGAGCGGGGACGTTCTTCATTTCGCCGATCAACTGGTCGACAATGAAGAGCCCGCCGGTATGGCGGAGCAACTCGTCTTCGAATTTCGTGACCGCGGCCTGCGCGGCGGCGAGGTTCTTCTCGTAGGCCGCCTTGCTCTCGATTAATTTCTTGCGCTGGTCTTCCAGGTGTTGCATGGTCAGCATCGCGTCGGCTCCGGGTGTCTCGTTGAATCGGGACGCCGATCTTACCCAAAGCCGGGCGCGTTGCGAAATCGGTTACGCGATGGTGATGTCGGCAGCGGCGATGCACGCGCCGGTGACGAGGTAGTGGGTTGCGTCGATGCCTTCAAACTCCACCCAGTCGCCGACCGAACCGCCCGAGGCGAGAGAGAGCGTCGTCCCGGTCATGGCGGTGTTGACGTTGTTGACCGACACCACGCCCATGAGATGCGCGGCCCCGTCGGAAATGGTGACGATGTTGGCCCCCGTATCGAGGACCAGGAACTTGAACCGGATGCCCTGGGCGGGCGTCGGCAGAGTGATGGCATACGCCGTCGTCTTGGCGACGCTGAAGCAGCCGCCGGAGTCCGCAATCGTCAAGACTCGGGTCGTGGTGATGGCGGCGGCCTGAAGCGACTTGGCGACGAAGCCAGACAAGGCGGTCACGACCTGGTTGGCTGCGATCGTCATGGCCGAGGTCAGGACGGACGGCGCCGCGTCGGTCGCCGTCTTGAACGTGATGACGCCCGGCCCGCGCGTCGTCGCGATCGTGCCGGTGCACTCGAAGAGGATCTGGCACGACCGGACCCACTCGGCGGCAGCGACGCACGCGTAGGCGTCGATCTGGCCGATGTCGTCGGCGGAGGTGACGACCGTGGGGGCCGTCGCCGTGCCGCGCGACTTGCGGAATTCCTGGCGCGGGCCGGTCGCGACGGCGCCGACGCCCAGGATGCAGAGGGTCGGTTCGGTGACGCCGTCGTGGATCGCCATGTCGATGCCTTCGACGGCCTGGCCGATCATGATGACCGGCACGTCCACGCCGCCGCCCGTGGGCAACTGGACGAGCATCTTGTTGGCGTTGGCGTCGGTCGTGTCCCACGAGTATTTGCCGACGCCGCCGAAGCCGATCGAGCCCAGGTCGGGCATCGTCACGTCGCCGTTGGCGTCCAGGACGAGCGCCTTGGAGACGGCGCCCGTGCCTGCGGTGACGCCGTTGAGGAAGGCGATCTCCGCCGCGCTGACCGTGTTGCCCGTGGCGACGGCGGTGAAATTCGTACCGTCCCAGAGGAGGATCACGGAACCGTAGTTCTCGCTGATCGTGTACGTGGACGCGCCGTTGATCGTGCCGCTCGCCGGCGTGATCGTGATTGCATTTGTGCCGGCGTCGCCAAGGGCATCGGTGATGATGAGGGCCTCGCCGTCGTACGACATGGCACGCAGGCCGATCGCGGTCGCGGCGCCGACCGTCTTGTTGACCAGGATCACGGACTTGTTGACCATGTCGGCCGCGACGATGTCGCCGGCGGCGGTCTTCTCGAGGACGCCGCGGAAGACCAGGTTGCCGCGGATGTGTCGTGAACTCATGGGAGTGGGCCTCTCTTACGGTTGCTCGGAAAAGGTCGGGGGAAACAGGTGTCTCGTGGTCGAGTGGCTCAGGCGCGCGGCCAGCCGGGCAGGAAATTCCAGTAGCCGACCTGCGGCTCTTCGCTGAACCGGACGCCGTTCCGGCACGACGCCATCACGGCGGCGGGGAGGAACACTTTCAGGTCCCACATGCGGGGATCGACGGCCGCCTGGCGCTGCAGGATGGCCGGGAGGGGACCGCTGGGCATCTGGAACTGCACGGGCACGCCGACGTGGGCGCCGGCGATCGGCTCGGCGGCCGGGGCCGCTTCCTCGCGGACGGTGTCCGCCGCGCTCGGATCGGAAGCGAGGTCGGCGGGCGGATCCACCGTCGCGACGTTGGAGTCGGCAGTTGCTTTCGCAGTCTTTGCTTTCCGCGCGGCCATATTTGGAAACCTTCGGGGCGAAATCGTCTGGTCGGAGAAACCCGGCCGCACCGTGGGCAGCGGTGCGGCCGGTAAAAATTCAATGGATCAAGTCACGACGTCGGCGATGTAGACGGCTTCGGGAATCTTGAGCGCCGGCAGGAACGTGTCGCCCATGATGTTCGACATGCCGACGGGTTTGTGCGTGATCACGCTGTAACCAAATGCACCGTGGACCATCTGGAAGCCGTTGAGCGCGGCCTGCGCGTCGGTCTGGATGTCGATGGTCGTGGGCACGAGGTTAGAGCCCTCGAACATGGACCAAAACGCCGGCGCGTCCGACTCGGCGGGCATGAAGGTCACGCCGTTCGCCGGCCAGTAGTTGACCTTGGTGCCGTCGTCCTTCGTGAAGCTCGCCTTCCACGCGGGGATCCACTTGAAGCCGAAGAGGCCGTCGGGGATGGTGTTCTCCTGGAGGTACTGCGTCTGCATCGCGCTGTTGCGGGCCAAAAAGTCGAGGACATAGGTATTTTGCAGTAGGTGGTCCCGGACGTTCCGGCCGTAGAGCGCGACGGTCGGCTCGTAGCCGTGCGCGGCCGCGGCGAGCTCCTGCAGGCGCGAGAGCGCGAGGGGGATGTTGGTGTCGTGGTTGGCCCACGAGCCGGAGCCGTCGCCGGTGCCGGCCTCGCCGAAGATGCCGTTGCCGTCGTTGTCGAGGATCGTGCCGATGTTGGCGGCCGGGACGCCCTGGCTGAACGTGTGGTCCGTGTCGGCGCCGGACGAGGACGGCAAGACGTTGCCGTTCGAGTCGGCGTAGATGGTGCCCAGGCAGAGCGTGGTGCCCACGGAGACGATGCGGGAGTTGCCGAACAGCGTGCCCATCGTCTTCACGTTGTTGGCGACCATCTGGCGGGCCATCTGGCCGTTCTTCCAGTCGTCGTACGCGCGGAGCGTCTGGAGGATGTACGGCGGATACTGGCGCTCTTCGCCGAACGTGATGAACTTCGCTTCCTTCAGTTCTTCCTGCTGGAGCTCGCGCACGCGCGGGACGCCGCCGTACTTGATGACGCGGGCGGTCTTGCGCATGCCGTACGTGCGGTTGAACTTCACCGAATCGCCGATGACCTTGTCCTCGGGGCGGACGGTGAAGAGGTACTTCGGGAACGGGTTCGGCACGCCATCGCGCACGGCCGCGATCGCTTTGGTAAGGGCCACCCACGAGAGAATGTCTTGCCAGGAATGATTGGCCATGTTCGCATTGCCTCACCCTCCCGCAAGGGCTCGCCGCGTGTTCGCGAGCGACTGCAGCGGTCGCGGATGACCACTACCCGGTTCGAATCCGGCGTCGCTCGTTTTCTCGTTCCGAAAATATCGTCCTGCGCGCCTGCTTTTTACAGCCAGCCCAGTTCAATCGTGATGGCGCCCGTGGCGCTCGTGAGCGTGCCGGTCACGTCGAGGCAGATCGAGTCGCCGGCCGCGAGCGAGAGGTCGGCGGCGGTCGTCGTGAGCCCCGGAGTCAGGTTCGTGTTGGTGGTCGCGTCCGCGGCCATCGCCGCGGCGAGCAGACTCGTGCCCGACGCGGCGGCGGTGCCGGACGGGGCCTTCTTCAGGTCGATCGTGGCGCTGCCGGCCGTGCCCAGGATGCGCGCCATGACCTTGAGGACTCGGCAGGCGCGCGTCGCGGTGAAGATCGGGCCGTCCGCCTCCGTGGCGGCGCCGTAGCGGTAGGTGACGACGAACGAACCGCCCGCTTCGAGGGGCTTCCCGTTGGCGCCGAAGGCTGCAGGCATGTCTGTCTCTCCAAAAGTTTCCGGCCGTGCCGGGTGAGTGTCTGAAAATCAGGGCGACGCTCACGCGTTGTACAGGTGGTCGAAGATGAACTTGCCGCCGCCGGCCTGATTGAGGCGCGAGACGAGCCACGCCTGGAGGCTCGTGTCGGACGGCCACGCGGGGAGCAGTTCGCTCGAATCGACGATCTGGCCCACCGGGAGGTCCGGCCACTCCTTCTTGGTGCGCGTCCCGTCGGAATCGACCATGGACAGCGGCGCCGAATCCGGGATGAAAGCCAGCGGCTCTTCGCTGCCGTCGGTCGGGCAGATGAAGCTGCCGGCGATGAACGCGTTGGCGATCGCGGTGACGGTGATGTTCGTCGAGGACGCCGCCGAGTACGTGACGAGCTCCTTGACGATGACGCCGCCCGCGGAACCCGGGCCAATCAAGTAAAAATCGCCCGTGCTGCCTCGCCTGCGCACTAACTCTGTGATGACCGCGGCGATCGCCTGGATGGACGTGGAGCCGACCGCTTCCGCGTTGGTCGTCACGCCGTAGATGGAGTTGGCGAACTCCCCGACGACGCCGAGCGAGTTGACCACCGTGGAGATCTTGCCCATGAGCGTGCCGGCGCGGACGCGCGTCACCGGGTCGTTGCCGCAGTCGGTGGTGCAGTCGCCGGAGATGATCTTGCCCTGGGGCAGATACATGGGCATCGGGCCGCCGCGCGTGACGGCGCGGTGGGTGGAGGTCTTGGCCGTCCGCATTCCAGGAAGGCCGGCTACTTGCATGATCGACATGAGAACTCCTCGTTGAGGCGGGGTCAGTGAATCAATCCGAGTGGGCGCGTTTGTTAGTTGTGCGTCGGGACGCCGGCCAGGCCGATCAAGTAGTCGCCGGCGGCTTCGCCTGCCTTGCGGCTCGTTTCCTCGTCCCCGTCCGCGTACGGACTCTCGACCGCGACCTCGTCGGCGTTGGAGAGTTGCACCGTGGAGCTGATGGGCCGGTCCTTGTCGAAGCCCTTGCCCGGCTGCGGCGCCTTGGCGAACGGGCCCTTCTTGCCGCCGGCGCGCTTGCGCTGCTTCTCGTAGACCGTGACTTCCATCTCCAGCGAGAACGGCTTCACTTCGCCGGTCTCCGGGTCGAGGCTGTCGGCCGAGAGCTTCACGGTGCCGGCCTGGGAAAGGAGTTCCTTGCACGTCGCGTCGTCGATGTAGCCGTCCTTGTGCAGCGAGTTGATGCGCGGGGCCAAGCCGTTGAGCTTGTCCTTGAGGACCTTGGTCGTCAAAACGGACGCGAGTTTTTCGGTGTCTTGGCTCATCATGATCGGAAGGCTGTTTTCAGCGACTTCCGGCTCCTGGGGCGGTTGGGTTGACGGGTCGGGGTCGTTTTGATTCGGGTCCGGATCGGCGGAGACGCCGCCGGCTTTCGTGCTCTTGTGGGTCTTCAGCGCGGTGATGAGGTGCTGCAGGTGAGTCAGCAGGTCGGCGCTGGCGCTCGTGTGGAACTCGATGCCGAGCTCCTTGATCTCGTTCTCCAACTCCATGATCGCCTTGAGTTCTTCGGCGCTGTCGCCGGCGGCGTTGGGCAGCGGAGCGGCCGCGTCGGGGGGCGGCGTGATTGCCGCGTCCATGTCCCCGTCGCCGTCGAGGTCGGTCGCGCCGACGGAGACGTCGTCGCCTGCGCCGTCGTCGTCGCCGGTCTCGAGGTCGAGGTCGTCGGGGGCGTCGTCGTCTTTGGATTTCTTGGCGGCGCTCATGCTGGTGGTGCCCTTCGAGGTTCCGGCAGAGTCGTGGTGAGCGTCGGCCGCTGCCTTGTGAGCTTTCGCTGCCGCCCGATGCGCGTCGGCGACTTTTGGTCGCCCTTCCTTCTCGTGAAATTTCGCGGCCATGCAGTGCGCCGCGTGCGCCATTTCGTGCCCGTGCTTTCCGAACGTTTCGTGACCGTGCCATTTGGCGGCAAGGTGCGATGTCTGTTTGGCGTGGGCACTGAGCCCGGCAGCATCCAAATTCGGACGGTGCAGGGCATGGGCGGCCATGGCGGCATCGTGAGCTGCGGTGCCGATGTCCCTGAGTTGGTGTCCTGTCGCCATGGAGAGGCCTTTGGTGCTCGGTTCGTAGCTGGCGAGGGAGAGTCTCACCGTTACGCTGGCCCGACTCAAATTGACCGCGGGAGAGTCGCTCAGGCGGACGTGGGGCTTGCCGGTCGCTTGCACGGGCCTCCCGGTGAACGCCAGGTGGCAGATGCTCGGCCCAGAAAATCGGATGCCGGTGCGCGTGTCGATGACGTTCGTGCGGATCTCAGGCGAGCAATACTTGATCCGCTTCATCGCCTTGAAATCTTCTTCGGAGTCCGCGTCCACCTCGAATTGCAGCTGCCCCTCGTCGCCGATCCGGACGTCGTGGCAGTGGCCGATGGTCCTGGCGGTCCACTCCTCCATGCGCTGGTGGTGGCACTTCTTTTTTTTCGGCTGGCTCGACAGGCCGATCTCCGGCTGGTGCTCGTAGCAGACCGGTACGGGGATCCCCGCGGCGATCATCTCCTTGCTGCGGGAGAAGTAGTAGTCCCTGTCTTCCGGGGTGCAGGTGAAGACGGAGCCGTCGGGCAGGTGCCACGTGCCCAAGAACAGGGAGTCGACCCAGCGTTTCAGCATAGGATGAGAGGAGAACGGCTACGGCGCTTGGGCGAGGAATGCGGCATGGGAGAAACTCGGCAGTGCAGGTTCCGCGACGGGCCGGCGATCGGGCGCTTCGCGCTGGACCGGGGATGCGTGGCGTACCCCGACGACCGCGAGCAAGATTTGTGCGCCCACCACATCCGCCGGGCGACGCCGCTGGGGTCGTTCGAGTTGGTCGAGGACTACACGCTGCCGGGCGGGAAGCGCGTGGCCGATGTTCTGGAAGGGAGCTGAGAATGGAATTCGTGGGCCTCCTGGTCGTGACAGCCCTGCTCGTCTCGGGTAGGATCGCTTTCGAGGCGGGGCGGCGCTGGCTCTGTCCGGAGAAGCCGGACATCGTGGAAGAGCTGCACCGGGCGTCGAACGTGACGCTGGTCGTTGGCGGGCGGACGGTCGAGGCGCACTGCTGCGTGCTGAAGAGCGTCGGCGATTTGAGCACGGAGGAAGCCTGGGCGGCGGGCGGCCTGGTGCGGAGATATTCGTTCGACGTGTTCCAATTCGAGCCGTGGAAGTGAGGGGCCGGAAGTCGAAATGAAAAAGACCGTCGCTCAAATCTCTGGTCCCGCAATCGGCACGTTCACGCCGGCGGACGGCGCTGCCGTATCTTTTCGGGGCGAGTTCACCCTCAAATTGATCGTCGAATTGCCGGACCGCTGGGACTGGCCGCAATACTACGGCGGCGACGACTTCTACGAACCGCTTTGCCGGCGCAGGTGGCTGGAGTTGAGCGGCTATTCGGCCCAGCGCGTCCAGTTGCCCTTGTTCGAGCCGGGCACGGTCCGGCTGCGCCTGAACTTCGGCCCGAACGATCAGGAAGAGGCGGTCGTGCCCGACGTCGTCAACATCGACTGGCCGTGGAGGGCGCCGTCCCGTTTCGACGACTCGCGGCCGTTCCTCTTCACCAGCGACGCGCACGCGGTCCTGGAGGCGCTGTGCGAGTCTGGCATGTTGCAGTTTGAAAAGGCGGACGTCGGGAAACTGGGCTTGGCGATCATGCCGGATTGGTTCAAGGCCTTCCAGGAGCGGAGCTATCGCAAGGAACGGTTCGTGGAACTCGTGCCGGTGTCGGCGGCCGAAGAATCCGATCCGTGCATTTATCTCCCGAAGAAAACCGGGTAGGATGTCGGCATGTCATCCCGATACTTGCAAGCGAGGAGAAGCCCATGGCGACGATGAAGCTGGAAGCATGTGGCCCGGTTGAGTGCGTTCTCCCGGTGCCCAGTCAAGCGCAAGAGACGAACGTGAAGTTCCAGAAGAACTACACGGGCACCATCACGTATCCCGACGGGCGCGTCGAGCACTGGCGCAATGGGGCGCTCGATTCAGCATGCGAAAGTGACGAGCACCTAAAACTCCGTTACGCCAGCGATGCCAAGTTCAACTGCCTGGTGAATGCGCTCTTGAGCACCATGACGTCCGACTGGTGCAGCATCGACGCCGCCATGAGCCGAGCATCCGACTTGATCGAGGACGCGTACGCGCGTCGACTCGAAAAGGCGCCGCACAACGTCGCGCCCATCACCGGCGAGGTCGAGGCATCCTTCGGCCCGCGCACGGACGAACCCGCCGCCTTCGCCATAAGCGACCCCGTCCGCCTCAAATCCGGCGGCCCCGTGATGTACGTCGAGGAGATCGGCGCCGACGGCAAGTTGCGCTGCCGCTGGACCAAGCCGAGCGGACTCATCGACCGCGCCGTGTTCGACCCGGAGTGCGTCGAGCCGGCAGAGGAGCAGTGACGAACCGCCAGAACGCGTAAGAGGGACCGCGCGTGAAGAGCACCGACCAGGCCTTCGCCGGCGTCTTGATCCTGTTCTGCGACGACCTGGAGGCCGCGCTGTCCCGCGTCTTCAGGCGGATGCTGGGGCGCGACCTGGAGCCGGCCGACCGGCCCCGCCTCGTGCGCTGCCTCTTGCCGCCGATGTGCGACACCACGACTTCACCGCAGGCCTTCGTCTACGACGGCAGGTTGATCTTGCTCGCGAGCGGGATCGATTTCTCGCTCGTGGCGATGGGTGAGGTCCGCTGGTGGATCAAGGAGATGGCGTGATGAATACGGTCACGGAAATCACCAATCTCGTGCGCTGCCACTGCTCCCGCAAGCCGAGCGCGCTCGTGTGCGTGTCGTTCATGATCGGTCGCGACCGATACCAGCAGATCATCTGCAAGGCGTGCACGCCGCCGATCCCGGTCACCGTGTCGGTCTACGACATCCCGAAATCGTCCCCGTTATTCGCGGTCGAGTTGCTCGACGTGTTCAACGGTTCGGCGGGCAACGGCTTCTGGTGCGTCCGCGTCGGCCAGTGCGGCAACTGCGACGCGGCCTTCTACGCTCTCCTGCACAGGAAGTTCCAATGACGCGCTCGCAGCGGTTCACTCTCTAGCCTCACCGTAACCGGCATGCTCTCCCTCACCACACTGAGGGAGACGCGATGGCGACCTTGTCCTGGATCGGCGGCGCGGCGAAGCGGGCGCAGGTTCAAACCTACTTATTCGGCGGCACCTGGGAAGCGGACGACATCGCCCGGCTCGTCATCGGCAACAAGACCGTCGACGTCACCGCGGGCAGCACCGTGACGGCCACCGTCGTCAGCACCGTCGTCACGGCCTGGAACGCCCTCTCCGCCACGGACTATCCGGAGTTCGCCGAGATCACCGCGTCCGCGAACACCACGACTCTCACCCTCACGAAAGACACCGCCGGCGAACCTTTTACCTGCACGATCACGCCCCTGGAAGCGAACGGCAGCGCGGCCGACGCGCAGACGATCGGCGGCGCCGGCGTCGCGACCACGGGCACCACCGCCACGACCAACACCGGCCCCGAAGATGTTTCCGTACCGGCGAACTGGAGCGGCGGCGCTATCCCCGTCAACGGCGACACCGCGATCGTCGACAAGGAGGGCGCGCGGCTCAAGTACAGTCTGGACCAGTCGGCCATCACGCTGGCGTCGCTGCGCATCCTCGCGAAGGACGTGGAGGTCGGCCTGCCCAAGACGAAGACGGGGACGACGCCCTATCCGGAATACCGGCCGGACTTCTGGAAGATCGGCGCGACGAGCTCCTACACCAACACGAATTCCGGCCGGCTCAAGCTGGACCACGGCAGCACGGTCGTGACCTACGAGCAAGACGCGTCCGGCGCGTCGCGTGAAACCAACGTGCCGGCGGTGCTGCTCAAGGGCACGCACGCTTCGAGCGTCTGGCACATCCTGGGGGGCGCGGCGGGCATCGCGTTCTTCGCGGGGGAGACCGCGACGCTGTTGACGCTGAACGTGAACCGGGGGACCAACGTCGTCTGCGGGACGGGTTGCACGATCGGCACGGTGAACAACTACGGTGGGACGCTTCTCATCAACTCCGCGATCGCGACGGCATTGAACCACCCGAGCGCCAACGGGGGCACGACGACGCTGGAGGGTTCGGGGGGCGTGTCGCTACTGACGATGCAGAGCGGGAAGTGCGTCTACAACACGACGGGCACGCTGGCGGGCGACACGGTGCTCGGCGGGAGTGCACAATTGACCTTCGACGAAGATCAAAAATCTAAATCCGTGACCGAGCCCATCCAGATCTACAACTCGGCGGTCGTGTTCTCCGACTCGAATGCGGTGATCGACGGCGGCGCGGCGCTGGAGTTCCACAACTGCCTGCCGACGGTGCGGCTCGCGCCGGACTGCGACATCATCTACGCGCGGATGGATTAGCGAAACGCCATCGCCACGACGTAGACGCCGCCCGAACAGATCGCGACCGACCCGAACCAGAGCACGATCCAGGCGGCGACGAAGTGCCACAAGGCCCGCCTGATGCCGATGCCGATCGCCTTCATGTCGTCGGAGAAGATGGCCGCGGCCTCTTCGTTCGAGACGATTCTATCCTGCATGGCGTCCCTCATTTCTTGACCTGCACCATGTCTCCCGTCCAGTCTTCCGCGTACACCACCCCGAGTTCGTCCTCGAACAAATGGTCCTCGTCGCCCACGTGCTTCCACTGCTCCATGATCGTGTGCCCGCGCGTGCAAACATCGTTCCAACGGTCGTTCCTCGCGCCGCAAATGGCGCAGGTGCCGTACCAGCGCCGCGGCGATCGGCGAATGTATCGCAGCATCCGCATCTGCGCTGGCGCTTGCTTCGCCGGCGAATAGCGCTCGGGGTGCTGCACGATTTTCTTGGCGAGGCGGAGTCTCATAGGTTCTTCAATCCCGGGTGCGCGACGGACGATCCGCCGTAGCTGCCCTTCGGCTTGTCCGGATTCACGTGCCCGATGATGTATCTCACGCCGTCGAGCAAGTGGTACTTTTCCTTCGAGTCGATCTTCTCCGTCGGTTCGCCCATCTCGTCGAGTTCCCGGCTGTAGCTGTTGACCTCGTCCAATAGTAACTTCAAGTCGTCGAAGATGACAACCTGGTTGAGCGCGAACGCGGAGAACACGCGCTGGATGCCCACCTCGACGAGCGCCTGAGATTCCGCTTTGGCCGGGCCGTGGATCGGGATGCCCTGGATGTGCTTGCCGTTCACCGTGCCGCCCTGGGCGAACTCGCGGCGCCACTGGCCCTCTGACTTGGAGCCGCCGGCGCACGTCGGGGTGCGCGGCTCCCCGCGCAGGATCTCGGCGCAGTGCTGCGCGGCGGTGCGCTCGCCGGCGTGGTATTCGCGGTAGGCGATGAGCCGGCCCGTGGGCTTGCGGTCGTCCCGAAGTTCCTGCGCGAAGAAGACGGCCGCGGTGTTGACGCCGCCGAAGTCGAGGCCGACGAAGCGGGGCCAGTGGTCGGGGATCGCGAAGCGCGGGCACACGTGGACGGTCGCGTTGAAGTTGGAATAGATCAACCCGGCCGGGCGCGTGAACAGCCCGTCGTAGAGCATGAGGAAGCGCCAGTCCGGCATCGTGCGCTTCGCTCGGTAGTATTCCTCTTTCGGAAACGCCGGGTTGTCGATCGAACGGAAGTTGATGATGTCGATGTCGGGGTGGTTGCGCTTCGCGGCGAGCCACGGGTCCCAGAGCAGCTGCTTCATCCAGCCGAGGTCGTACGGCCGAGACGTCAGCAGCACGCGGCCCTGGTGGATGGACAGGCGGCCCATCACCGCCTCGAACGAAGCGAGGCGGAAGCCTTTCTGGCCGGCTTCGTCCAGCCACGCGGCCTTCACCGTCGCGGATTCGAGGCTCTCCGGATCGCCGGCGTGGCCGAACAGGACGCGCGCCGGATCGTCGGGCACGTGCCCCCACAAGCGCCGGCAGCCGTCAGCGCTGAAGGTGAAGATGTTCTTGCCGCCGACGAACTTGCCCAGGTTGAGCAGGCGCTCGAAGAGGCGCTGGAAGATCGGCAGCACCTTCTTGCTCATGAGGGGGAATGTCGGCGACGCGATGAGGTAGTCGCCGGGGCCGCGCGCCACCATCTCGCGGTAGAGCCACGGGGGGCCGATTTCACTTTTACCTGCCTGCCAGCCAGCCTGCACGCCGACGATGCGCTTCTTCGACTTGAGCGCGCGGCGCTGGCTGCGGCTGAAGTTCCACCGCAGTCCCGCCGCGCCGTTTCGGTGCACGACTTCAAACAGCGGCCGGGTCGGAGTCGTGGTCGGCGAATTCGACGAAGGTGATGGGGATGGCGCCGCCGTCAGGGCCGGTGTGCTCATGTTTGTTCACGAACATTCCGAGGTGCTTGGCTATGTTCAACAGCGCCGCGTCCTGGTTGCGCATCTTGATCCCGATGCCGTCCTTGGTGACCTTCACGCCAGCGTATAGAAGGCGCGCGTTCTCGGACAAATCGCGCGTCTCTTTCGCGAACGGAGTCAGCACGCCTTCGCCGAAGCATTCCGGACAGTCGGGGTGCGGGCGCTTCGTCGCGTTGTAGCCGATGCCGCCCTCGTCATCGATCGGCGGCGGCGCCGGGGAACCGGCCGCGGCCGCCTGGGTAGCGAGGTGTTGCCAGCCGGCTCGGGCGCGATCGAGCTCGCCCTGGGTGCGCTGGTATTTGAAGCGTTTTCCGTGGCAGAACCGGCAGCAAGTCCGGCGGACTTCGATCAGCTCGGCTGCGCTGGCCGCGTCGATGGCGACCAAGCGCTTAAGTACGTAGTCCGCATTGATTTCCGTCCGCTTCGCGCGCTGCGCCATCGCCGCTTCGATCGCCGCGGCGACCCTAGTTTTCCCTAGTAGTTCCGGGCCGATCTTGTCGGCGTTTTTCTCGCTGTAGCCGGCGCGAATTGCGGCCTGCGTCGCGTTCAGGTCGAGCAAATACTCGAGCACGAATGCCCGCTGCATGGGCGTCATGGCGCCTCGCTTTGACGGCGCGCCCCTCTTCGCTTTTTTTGCTGGTTTCTTGCCCTTTGCCACGTTTTCTCCGTGTTTTTGAGTGTCGCGCGCGCGACACGGTTTACAGAATATTAGCCAATCTGATAGTATGTCCAGCGAAGAGAATACACCTTCCAGTGACGAGAGGTCGGCTCGTGCAGTGTCCTCAACTACCCACCAGAGGGGAAGATGCGGCGATTCCACCGGCTGCGCCAACCCCTAGCGCATTGCCTTCAGCCAAGCCGCCGATCGATCTCGACAAATTCCTGCATGCAAGTGAGTCCAGGCAACTGACTTTGGTCAAGGTGCTCGACGCCGCCGGTGCGCAGAACCTGCGCGTCGCGATCACCGGCTACGCCCAAAAGACGAGGATTTTCGAGCGCCTCATGGAGCTGCAAGACGGGGGGGCGACCGTCGAGGATTCCTACCGGGCCGTGACTGGCGAGTTCGGAATCACCGCCGAAGAGTTGCGCGCCGTCGAAGATGAGGGCCTGGAGAAAGACTGGCCGCCTTTGGGAAACACGGCGGTCTTCGACGTGCCGTGCCTGGTGATCGAGCGGCTGCTCGCGCGGGAGGATCCGGAGCAGAACGTGGCCGCCCGGCAGGACTCGGAATTCCGGGAAGCGTCGACGCGCGAGGCGCTCGAAAAGATCAAGGAAGAGACCCGGCGGTACGCCAGCGAAACCAAGGAGGAAGCAGAAGCCCGCCACGCCGCGGCCGACGCGGAGGCCCGGCGCCTCAACAACGCCGCCGCGAAGCTCATCAAGCCGCTGAGCAGCATACCCGCCGACCAACTGGTCGTGCAACTGAGTTCGCGTTCGAAGGATGAATTAGATAGGCTGTTGAGCGCCGTACGCCGGTGCATCGATGCGATCGAGGAGCGGAACACAGAGGACGATCCCGCCCCGACCGCACCGCTCAAGGCGCTAGAAAAACGCATCTGCCGCGCCCTGGCGGATTTCCGTTGAACCCGGTTTGTTTTGCCCCGGTGGCAGGGAGTACGCCATGGTCGCCGTTCGCCAATCGCTGCCCATGATCTCGCCGAAGTTGCTCAAGGAATTCAAGCAGGACTACGAGACCGTCCAGGCCGGCATCCACACGGCCCTGTCGAGCGTCGAGGCAGAGAACCAGATCGCCAAGGCCAACGCCACGCTGAAACGGACGCGCTTCACTCGCCTCGAGGTCGGCCGGGCGCTCAAGCGGATGCACGATACCGGCAGTTTCTCCGACAAGTACCGCACGTGGGAGCTGCTGTGCGGCAGCCTGAAACTCAACCCGGGAGTCAGCTACCGGTTGATGAGCGTCGCCGAGGTCCACGACGCGATTCCGACCGATAAATTAGCGACCATTCCCGGCGGTCTGTCGCAGCGAAAACTCACGATTCTGCGGAAGGCCGAACCTGAAGAGCGCGAGGCGACGATCAAGGCCGCAGCGGACGCCGGCGATCCAGGCGAAGTCGACGACGAATTCGCCGAACTGGCCAAGAGCCTCAACACCGCCCCGCTGGCGACGATCAAGGACGAGGCGCGGCCGCAGCCGAAGCCCGTGAATGTCGTGGCCGCGGTCCGCCGGCACGTCTCCATCCTCCAGGGGATCTTCAGCCGACTGGGCCTGTCGGAAGAACTGGAACCGCTGATGCACGCCGACGCGATCGTCGCCCTCGCCTCGACCGCCCACGCCGGCAAAGCCGCGTGAACCCCATGCCCTCCACCCAAGATCAATTCGACGAGGTCCTGCGCAGACTCAAGGTGCTCCTGGAGCCGATGGGGTGGACGGTCGACAAGCGCCGCACAGACCACGCTCCACGCACGGAGTTCCGCGGGTCCTTCGAGACGCGCGACAAGTTGGCTTTCGCCATTTGCTACCCGGTCCCCGACCGCTACCTCCAGGACGAGGGCTACGCAGAATGCCTGCCGATTCGCATCGCGGCGGCATGGTCCCTGCAGTTGATCCAGGTGCTCCACGAACAGGACGAGAAACAGAGGCCAAAATGAAAGTCAACCTCGAGAAGCCGAAGGCGAAGGAAATCGCCTTTCTGCGTTTGGTCAAGAGTTTCCTTGATTCGTTCTTCAAGACCCACCAGGTGCCCGTCGGGGTCTACGACGTCAGTAATTATCAGGGAACGATCAGCACGTCCGATCCTGCAGCCGTGACCCGCGCCGGCGGCGACAAGGGAGACGGCACCAACAAAGGCGAGGCGCCGAAGCTGGCAATCACGCCGAACGCCGTGCTCCTGCTGCTCAAGGGCGCGAAGGTGGAAGCGACGCCCGACATGTGGGCCCAGTGCCTGCGCGACGACCTCAAGGGGGACGCGGCAGCCGCTCCGGACAACGCTCTCGTTGCGCTGGAGATCGTCCAGGCCGAGCACGACAAGGTCTCTCCGACCAAGGCCGAGCCGAAGGCGACGTCGGCGACGTGCACGGGAGCGAAGGAATTGACGATCGACATCAAGAAGAGCGCCGTCGACGGGAAGTATGCCAAGGGGAAGAAGAGCGCGGCCTAGAGCCTATCCACCGCTGCCTTGAGCCGGCTCGTATCGACGTGCAGGTAGACCGCGGTCGTCTGGAGATTCGCGTGGCCCAGTAGTTCCTGCACTTCGCGCACGTCAGCGCCGCTCCTCAATAAACCGCATGCGAAGGTGTGACGGAGCTTGTGCGGACTCACGGCCTTGTGGATGTTGGCCGCTTTGACGAGCGTCAAGATTCTCCGCTGGAACGTCCGCGGCAACAGGCGCTTGCCGTTGGGCCCGGGGAACAGCGGCCCGGTCTTTCGTTCGCCGATCCACTCGCGCAAGACGGTGAGCAGCTTCGCACCGATCGGGACGTTCCTGTCCTTCAATCCCTTCCCCTCGATGATCGCCAGCGTGGCGCCGCCCAGGTCCACGTTCTCGACGTTCAAGTCGCACAGTTCGGCGACGCGGCAGCCGGCCAGTAGGCCCGTCTGGACCATGACGAAGTCGCGCCACGCGCAGAGCTGCTTGGAAGCGGTCCGGGCGTCGTTCACCGAGTTGCGGGCGGCCAGGAGCAGAGATTCGGCTTCTGAAACGGTCAGGACGACGGGCAGCTTGCGTTTCTTGCGTTCCATGACTGGCATGGTAACGCCAACGGAAATGTGCGGTCATCGGGCCGAAAGAAATGACGTGATTTGTGTGGAAGGCGTCATTTTTCAGCCGTAAACGATCGTGAAACCGCCGCCCGGCTCTGCGGTGGGAGCCGTCGCCTTCTTGTCGAACTTGCAGCGGATCGAACGCGAATGCGTCGTTGGCGTCGGCTCGCATTATTTCTTGCCCTTCTTCTTCTTGCCAGGCGCCGACTTGATGCTCGGCTTCCTGCCCACGATCTTGCGCGGGATGCCGCGGAGGTCCGGACGCTGGTAGTAGTCCGCCAGCACCTCTCCGACGATGTCCCCCATGTACACCTTGCGGTCGATGGCGTCCTGCTTGATGATCTGCACCAGCTCGCCGTTGATGTTGACCTTGAGCAGGTCACGCCAGGGCGCGTCGGGGGCGTCTTCGGTGGATTCCTGCGTTGCCTTGCTCATGCTGGTTGGTCCTCCATTGCAACAATCGTAGGCGCGGGAGGCACTTGCGTCAAGCCCAAAGAAAGTACCGATAAATCTCCAAAGTTTTTTCGCGACGCAACTCTCGTCATTGCACGGCCTTATTACGGTTCCAACATATAAATAGTACTTGGGTCCAAATAAGGTACTTGCTTTCGGCGAATAGACGGGTAGAATGACGCAGACGACGACAACGACATCAGACGAGGGCGACGACATGAAGACTCACATCCTCCAATCCGGCTCTTCCCGAACCGTAGCGTTCCACGTTCAAGGCGACCGCGTCATGGTCGTCAGCAAGACCGACAACCAGACTCACAAGAAGCTCCTGCCCGTCGAGCATGCCCGGAAGCACTACGGCAGGTTGCTTGAGGCGGGTTACGAGAAGTGGTGAACGTCGATTCGCCGGTGGAGGACACTGCCATGTTGCCGATGCACGAGAGACTGATGGACGAGGCGTTCGAGATGGGCGGTCCGGCCGATGAAGGCGACTTATACGGCGACATGGACCCGCGCGACGCCGAAGATTACTACGGGCGCGGCCCGTGCAAGTGCCCGATCTACGATCCCGAAGATGGCGTCGATCCTGGTCGCGGCTGTCGTAAGTGCAACCCGCCCATGTTCGACTGCAAGCCCGGCGTAGAGGGAATCGACAAGTACAAAGACCCCGCATTTCTCGCGGCGAACGCGTGGACCAGCAGCCTTTGGATCGGCGGACCATATCGCCAGTACGAAGCCCGCACCGTTCGCCGGGAGATGCGTGACAAGACGTGGGCCGAAACCACGACGCACAACGCCAAGCTGGAGCGCGCGAGTGAGGCTTACGAAGAGTGGGCGAAAAACGCTCTGGCAACGATAAACCGAAAGGCGGCTCCCCATGTTGCGTGAATACTTCCGAAAATTCCGGTCCCTTGGCCTAGATGCGACGCGGTCATTCATCGCGGCCCGCATGATGGACCGACGCGAGACGATCGACCACGTGCGGCTCGACTGGACGGACGATCTCCTCGAATGTGTCGCCGACGGCATGCGTCGATGGTCCGACCACCAGTGCCGCGTGTTCGTCCGGAACGGCTATCGCCACGACAACCTGAAAGCCGTCTGAACACCATCGCCCCCACGAAAGGACCGACTCATGAAACCGCTCATCTGGGACGGAATGACCGCTGCTGAAAAACGCGAGGCCGAGCCGGACGCCGGCAAAGCAATCCGCGGCAAGCGCGACGTCGACGAATCGCCGGACGGGCCATTGAGGCTGCCGCCCATGTCGGACGACGAACCGGCGACATCGTTCTGGGCTCGCATGCTGAGCTACCACGTCGGGGAAGAGCACCTGGCGACGATCGAGACGCACATGCGGCGGCTCGAAAACGAACTCAAGATGAGACTGCGGTTGAGTTGAGCAACAGCACAGCGCCCCATTGAGGACACGGCCATGCTCACCGCAACGAACGCCAGGGGCATCATCCAGCGAATGTTTCCAGACGTGACCGTGTACGTCTGGCGAGACTGCGACCGGTGGTGGACCGGGTTTCACCGCGATGCCACGGACGAGGACCTGGCGTGTGCGGCCCGGCTCGAAGACCTGGTGCAGCACGTCGCCGAACAATTCTCGGAACTCGAAGCGAAGGTCGCCAGCACCGTGAAGTTCATGAGCCCGAGCCGATTGCCGGCGCGGGACAGGCCGATCCGGGAAATTTGGGCAGACAAAGTAGCGTGAGGTTTACGATGAGCGACTACCTCGACAACTCGCACCCGTCTTCGTCCAACCGCCGCTGGAGTTTGGGGCGCGAGGAGCAGCGTCCGCCCGCCGAGACGCTGACTCCGGAAGCGCGAGCCGAATTGACGCTGATCGAAGACGCGGAAGCGCGGGCGCGCAGAGCCGCTGGACTGGCGCCGACGACGTATCCGATCGTTCCGCAGGGGTTCCTGTCGCTCACGGAAAAACAACTGGACGCGTGGCGCACGCTGAGCCGCGAAGAGCAATATGCGGCGTGTCGATTGTCGCGGGATGAAGTGGCGGCTTACCTGGAACAGGTCGCGGCGAAGAATGCGGCCTAGTGGAGATCAATACCATGTTGGACACCGACCTGGATTTTGGCGAATCGCTCGAAGCGGGGCTGGCGATCGACGGGCACGCGCCCGGCCAAGACGACCACCCCGGCGAAGATGCTCATCTTGTGGGAGCACTTCGACCCGCGCAAGTTGTGCGCGACACTCGTCCGCCGTCCGCGTCCACAAGGCAGTTCCAGGGCTCGGGCGCGATTTTGCCTGGGTCCACAACAACAAGATCGCTCTGCCAATGGCGGCATCCTGAGAATCAACTGACGACCCTGGGAGATTGAAAGATGGGAAACATTCTTTTCCGAAGAATCAAGGATGGCGGAGACACAATCAGCAGGGACGCATTCACCTGCTACGGCCTCTGGCGCGACGATAACATCGCTGGCGCTGTTGAAGTCGCCGAGCGCATCGTTCAGGACGCCCGCACGATCCTGAAGCAAGCCGAGGATGTGTTGGGGCAAGTCTCGTGGCCGTGGCAGTTCGACTTGCTCGGCATCGCCAGCGAATCGCAACCATCGGACGTGATAAGCCGCGTCCGCACGTGAGACGCTCAATCCCGCAACCTCAACTAAGAAAGGGCACCCACTATGGACTGGAAGAAAACCACCATCCGCCTGAACCGCTGGGAAGCCGGCGGGTTCCGCATCACCGAGACGATGGAGCTGACCGGAGCGCCGTTCACGCTCGAATCGACGCACGACCCGGACCAGGACCCGGCGACGTTCGGCAACTTGAAGCAGGCGCAGCAGCACGCCGTCCTGATGAATGACCTCGCCCTGGTCAACGAAGAAAATGCCCGGCTCAAGCGCGAGATCCAGGAACAGCGCGACGCCGAGCACTTCGAGCGGTCGCAACTGGAAGCCCAGTTGCAGGAGCAGGCCCAGGTCGAGCGCGACACCGACCTCGAGCACGACACCCCCGACACGGAGATCGACTGCGGCGAGGACGGCCGAGGCGTCCCCAGGAGCGTCACGGAGCGCCTGGTGATCTCGATGCACGACCGCGACGCGACGACTCTGCCGAGCGGCAACCGATACACCGGGGATTGATCCGCGACTCGCCCAACAACGCTTACAACCACTACAACGTCATCGGAGTAACCACCATGTCCATCGATTGCCCGCAAACCGGTTATGCCAAGCTCTACCATCCCAGGGGCCCGCTCGTGTCCCTGCCGGTCCCGCCCGATCCCAAGGAAGCGTTCGACCACATCGCGAAGTGCCTGGACGTCGGCTGGCTCGTCGTGGCGCCGGGCCTGGAGGCAGGCGAGCAAAAGGACGAGGTCGGCTACATCGTCCGCGGCTCGCACGAGTCGAACGGGGAAGTGACGCCGACGCTCTTGCTCTACTCGACCAACGAGGGGCTCGCTTTTCCGTTCCTCAAGGTCTACCTCAACAGCGACAAGGACCTCGACGCGTTCGAGCATGCGTCGGGGATGCGCCTCGACGATTTCAAGGAGTACGTCGGCGCGGACAAGCCCGAGCGCGGCAAGTCGGGCAAGACGGACGCGTTCATCGTCCGCGTCAAGAAACCGTTCGGCGTGGTGTTCAAGTCGAACCCCAAGTACAAGGACAGCGATCGCGAAGCGGCGGAAAAGGCCAAGCAGGTCTACAAGGTCGCGCGCCGGTTGTTCGTGCGGTGGGCCGATCAAGTTCCCGCCAGTGCGCCCAAGCCCGAACCGATGCCGGCCGCGAATCACTCGACGAAGCCGCCGGTGCGGCAGATGAGCCAGTCCGACACCGAAGAGCTCAAGCGCATCCTGCACCAGTTCGAAATCTCGACATCTGCGGGCCACGTTGAAGACTGGGATAGTTATGCAAGGAAGCAGTGCGATTTCCCGCCGACGATCCTCGACCAGATCGCGGACGCGAAGCAGAAGGCATTGGAGCGGATCAACCGGGCGGGGAACTTGAGGAAGCCGACGGGGGCGCGGCGATATCCGAGGCTGGACTGATGACCGGGGCAACTGTGTAGAATGTCGCCATGTGTGACGTGAAGATCGACAAGTTTCTGACGCGGGAGGAAGAGGCCGAGCTGGTCAAGCGCGCCCAGTCCGGCGACGTCGACGCGCGCAACAAGGTCGTGTTGAACGTCTACCCGTACCTGTTCGCCAGGGCCGGGAAATACGCCCGCATGAGCGGCATCCCGCAGCACGATTTGTTGCACCACGCGATCGAGCGTTGCCTTGAGAAATTCCACCTCTTCGACCTGTCCCGCGGCATCCGAGCGATGACCTACCTCAACTGGGTCGGCGAGCGACAGATGCAGCGCATGACGCGAGTGGACGGCATCATCGCCCGACCGCCAGACATGAAGAACGTCACGGCCGAGGAATCGCGACGGCGCGCCGAGGCCGCCAATTACGTCGCGTCGCTCACGGCGCTGGTGACCACGAAGGAAGGCGAGGACGCGCTCGGCAGGGCGCTCGCCGTGGACAACACGACGAACGAAGAAGCGGCCGCGAGCGAGGGCATGGAGGTGTTCTTTGAGCTTCTGAAGTGTCTCAGGACCGACCGCGAACGTCGGATTCTGCACCTGCGCATCGTGGACGGAAAGTCGCTCAAACACGTCGGCCAGTTGCTCGGAATAACGCGCGAGCGCGTCCGACAAATCCAGGTAAAAGCACTGGAGACGATCCGCGCTGAGATCGAAGGCAAAACGCCGCCAGTCGAACTCGCCCGCGCCGGCTAATTCGTACCCACCACGACCTCGACCCGGTATCCCCCGCTGCTCGCGTTGTTCCACGGGCTCGGAGTGACCGCCAGGAACAGCCTGCCCGTCTCCCCAGCGGCCCAGTCGAGCTTCTCCCCGACGAAGAACGCGTTGCCGTTGCCGATCTTCGCTACTAACGACCCCGCCATGAACTGCCCGCCCTTGCCGGCCGTGTTGTAGCCCTTCGGCGTCGCGGTGTACATCCCCGGGCCCTGCGGCCACAACTCGACGCTGCCCGTGGCGCGGATGCTCAGGGAGTCCCCGCGCGCCACTTCGGCGCCGGTGTCGAGCCACTGGTTCAAGTCGGAGCCGTGCTTCGCCGCGTCGATCGCCAGCTCGACCCGGCCCGACAGCGAGAACACCATGTCCCGGCAGTCGGCGAGTTTCACGGTCAACTCGCCCAGAGCGGAACTCTTGAACTTGAGCGAGTCCACCTGGATGCGCCCCGTGGCGGTCATCTCCAGGGCGACGATCGTGTCCAGCATGGGCGCCAGGGCTTTGCATATTTAACATGCCGGGAACCGCAAAATTTGTGCAGGCTCCTCATTTAATGTGCAGCCCTTCGGCGCGAACTCCGCTTCGATCCCAAGTTCATGGAATGCCGCCGCAAGCACGGT